TTTATTATACAAAGAAACTGCGCCGGAATCCAAAAATAATTTATTCATTCAATTCCTCTATTAATCTTTTTTTAGAATTTCTAAAAAATTCACAAAATAAATGATACTGAGAATCTATTAGAGTTTGTAATTCCGTAAAACATCCCGTATCTATTTGTGATTTTACATATGTTAATTTATTCAATAAATCATATTCATTATCATAAAGAAATTCCTTGTGAAATAATTCAGAATAACTCAATCTATTTGGAACCAAACAAAAACAACCAGCTAATGCTGATTCATACATGGCAATTCCAAAAGTTTCCTGATCAGCAAAAGACACAGAAATAGAAACATCCTCCAATAAAGAATAAAAATCTTTTTTATTAAAAACCTTTTCTTTGGAAAAAAGATACTTCCAAAAAGAATCGTCTAATAATTTTAAAGCTTTAAATTTATTTGGATTTTTTTCCTCATCCATTCTATGTGGAAAAATAATACTTTTCTTTTTTTCTTTAAGAGCTGGTTTTTTTATATTTGGGAAAAAAGGCATCCCAACCACTTTTATTTTTTCCTCAGAAATAACTCTGGAAGACAGAATCAATTTCTTATGAAAATTCGTAGCAACAAAAATAGAATCAAATTCACTAAACCAACAATCTTCTAATAAATGCCCCCAAGAACCACATCCAGCTTTTTTTAAAAAATCAAAAGAATCATAAGTACCTGCATGTAAATATGCTTTTATTTTAAAATTTCTTTTTAAACAATTTCTTATATAAAATAAAGATTCTATTCCAGGAAACCAACCATCATGTAAAAAAATAGTATCTTTGTCTTTTATTTCTCCTTTTTGAATCAAAAAAATTAATTCAGATAATTGAGCAAATTTAAATAAATGTGTATTAGATATATCCAAAAAAGAACCTTTTTCTATTGTATCATATGAAATTCCTTTTATAAAAACACTTTCAATACCAGCATCTTCTAAAAAAACAGGTATTTGTTCATTCCATTGTTTTGAATAACGTTCTTCTAAAGATTCTATCATCAAATGATATATCATTTCTCCCTCTCTATCAAAATATTCAAACGTGCAGCAATTCCTATCATTATATAAATATTACAAAGAGAGGAAAAATTCATATCAGGGGAAATACAAGATTTTATTTTTTTACCTTTTAATAAGCTAAAAAAAGTTAAACAAGTTGATTTATCTTTAGAAAATAAACCATAAACATCATGAAGATAGTACATAAATAAATCAATTTTCTTTATATCGAGATCAATTTCATCTACAGAAGATTCCAACAAAGAAAATGGCAAATATGACGGAGCTAATCTAATAAATCTAAAAGGACTTAATACACCTTTTTCTTCTAATTGCGCGAAATCATATAACCCATGATATGGTTGAAAAAATTGACCTAAACCTCCTTCAGTTCCGTTGGTTCTAATTCTTTTGTATAAATGAAAAGGATCTATTCCATATTTTTTTAAAAAAGAACCAGTTTTATTTAAAGAGGAAATACTCTCTCCTGGAAAAAAAGACATAGTTAACCATAAAATAGGAATATCTACTTTTTGAAATAATTGTTCACAAAAAGAAACATCCTTCATTATTCCTACTTCTACAGAACCTAAAGAGATGGAAGCAGTTTCCAAACCTACTTCAAATAAACGAATACCACTTTTATATAAAATATCTTTTCCATATTTTTCTATAAAATTAATAAGATCCTTTGCGTGAGACATTATTATTAAATTCCAAACCTCTCCAAGAGAAACCATATATGATAAAATAGCAAAAGCTCTTTCCGCATCAAAAAAGAAATTTTCATCCGTAAAATGAATATTATGCCAACCATTCCTATAATATATATCTATTTTTTTTCTCAAAGTTTTTTCTTCTATTATAAATATACGCCCATCCGTGTTTTTGGAAGCTGTACAAAATTTACATCGATTCAAACAACCATAGGATGTAAAAAAAGGAAAAACCTCCCCTTCATAATCAACAAGATGCATATCACAATCACTCAAAAAAACATCTTTAACCTTATCAAAAATATTATATTGATTTTCTAAACCAAGCATTAATGTCTTTTTATCTATAATGAATTTGGTAAAACCATAAAAATCTATTATGGGATAATAACCAAAAAATTTAAGCGTTATTTCTATAGAATGATATTTTAAATATGTTTGAATTGCGTGTGCAATATCTATTTGGCTATAACTCCATATTGAAACCAAAAAAGTATCTCCTTTTTTTATTTCAGTTTTTTCTATAAATTTTACAAAATCAGATATAGAAAAATCTTCATAAAAAGAAACTTCCTTTTTTTGAAATAAATACGAAGAATATAACAAATAAGGTAAATAACAATAACTACCTCTATTTACTTCTGTAGAAGTAGAATCTATAATATAAATCATTATTTAAACTCCTTTCCTTATTAGGACAGCTCCGTTTTCGCCATCTTCTGAAATCTCACATTGAACACAATTCGCAAATTCAATACATAGCAACTCGCATAAATCTTCACAACTTTTTCTTCCAAATTGTTGATTAAATGTGTCTAAAAAAGCGAGTATTTCATTCTTCAAAGAAATAAATTCTATATCCCGATTGGTATGTCCGACTGGAAATAACATTTTTCCTCGAAAAACATGTCGATGTTTTTCTCGTAGATAAGAAGATTCTCCTGAAGCTTCAGGCCAATTATGAAACCCTATAAAATCAAAAGTAATATAAATATATTTTTTTTCTATAAAGACACCCATATTATTCCGTATAATCTATTAATTTTTTTAAAGAAGAAACACCTTCTTTTTTTGCTTTTTCTATATCTACATGAATTTGTTTATACCAATCTGAATGAATATAACATTCGTAAGCTCTTATTATTTTATCCAAATCTTCTTTATTTCCTTTTTTAAAATTTTTTGCAATTTTTAAAGCTTTTAAAATTTCACCATTTTTTAAAAAATTTTTTACTTGAATTGTTTTAGAAATCATTTTGTTACTCCTTTATTATTTATTATTCATTAACCAAGTTAAATATAATAATAAAGGAATAAAAAGTCAAGTTTTTTTTTAAAAAAAATACTGAATTATTTAATTAAATTTAAAAATTCTTGTCTAGCACCCAAATCTTCTTTAAACACTCCACGAATTGCAGAACTAATCATCATCGATTTTTGCTTTTCTACACCTCTAGCAGTCATGCATAAATGTTGTGCTTCTGCAATAACCATAACACCTAATGGTCTTAAATGCTCTAACAAACTATCTGCAATTTGTGCCACTAATCTTTCTTGAATTTGTAATCTTCTAGCAAATATTTCAACCAATCGTGCTAATTTAGAAACACCTACTACTTTTTGATTTGGAAGATACCCAATTGCTATTTTTCCAAAAAAAGGTAAAAAATGATGCTCGCAGGTAGAATAAAATTCTATATCTTTAAGAATAACCATTTCATCACAAGCACCTTCAGTAAATGTTTTTAAAATAGCTTCAGGTGATTCATTATAACCGCCATATAATTTTTCCCAACTTCTAATAATTCTTATTGGTGTTTCTGCTAGTCCTTCTCTTGTAGGATTTTCTCCAATATATTCTAACATTCTAATAAGAGAATCTTCTATATCATTTTCTTTTTCCCACGGAAATTGAATCCAAATTCCTTTTTTAGGTCTTGCTAAATAATAAGTAACCTTATCTATATGATTATTCTTCACAAAAAGAACAGCTTTATCATAACCAACATATTTTTCCAATGTTCTACCAGAATCAACTAAATCATCTACAATTAACACATCTTCCTTTCCATATGTTTCTATTTCTGCAAAATCACATTCTATAGGTATTCCTGAAAATTCAGATAATCTTTGAGCAACAAATAACCCGTTTTTTGGAATAGGATATATAACTTGATACTTTTTTCCACTTTGTTTTATTTCAGAAAGTAAATAACCACAATAATCATAAAATAAATGCCAACTTATTTTATGTCTATTAATTTCTGGATTTGTATACTTAATCTCCATTCAGGATTCTCCTTCACTTTTTGTATTGTTTCTTTTATATTCTTCATAGAACAAGGTTGAAGGTAAAATAAATTAGTTTTACTTTTAAATCTTCTTCTAAGTTCTCCTAAAAAAGAATCAGTTTTATCACCTTCATAAACAACCTTTACTTCATTTACTCGATTTATCTTAATTTCAGAATCTATTTTAGGTGAAACCGTAATCCAATTAAAATAATAATCAATCTCGGATATATCAATAGTACCATTTGTTTCTAAATATATTTGAAATAAAGAACCTTTTAATACTTCTAATAATGCTTCATCTATTTGAAGACAAGGTTCTCCTCCTGTTAAAATAATAAATGAAGTTTCATATTTATAACATTCTTGTTGTATTTCTTCTTTTGTCATTTCTGTATAGGTTAGAAACTCAGTATCACAGAAGGAGCACTCCAAATTGCAGTTAGCAAATCTTATAAAAATAGCAGGTAATCCAACATTAGCACCCTCTCCTTGAATGGAATAAAATATCTCATTTATTTTATACTTCATAAATAGCCTCATTATTAAATGATTCTACAACTTTTGCCTTGTAACAAAAAGGAACAGTATCAACAATCCACTTTGCTATATTTTCAGCAGTTGGATTAAATTCAAATACTTCATTTAAATCTTTATGATCCATCTTTCCATGAACGTGCTCTTTGATTATCTTAAAATCAATAACCATACCATTATTATTTAATTCTTCACTTTTGCAATATATGGTAATATGCCAATTATGCCCATGAGTTCTAGAACAAGGACTATCGTAATCTAACCATAAATGATGACTTGCTGATACTTCTAATGTCTTTTTTATTTTAAACATTTTTTACTCCTATACTTATATTATATATGGTTTTAAGAAAAAGTGTTACTTTTTTTTAATCATACCCAATAACTTCTGATTTTTTTCTAGAATCTAAGTAAATTCTACCTATCTCCCTATTTTCCAATACTATAATTTGCTCTCTAGATAATTTTCCATCTCTATTCAATAAAGGTTTAATCCTCATTATTCCTTTTTGAGCTTCCTCGTCATTTTGATTCAATGAAATCATTTTTGTAACATGAGCTAACTTTCTAACATCTTCTGCAACATCATCACCCTCAGCGTCTTTTTTTAAACCTTTCCGGGTGGTTTGACTGCCAGTAACCACTAAGCAATTTCTATCTTGAGCCCATCCTCTCAAAGGTGCCCATATGGAATTTAATTGATGTCTATAATCACCTCGACTTTCAGGCAGCAATATATCAGCATAATCTATAACTATAACATCAGGAATAAATCTATCATAATATTCTAAATTATCTAAACAAACCTTAATGGTGGATAATGAGGTAGAATAAGAAGGAAATATCTCCATTTTCATTTCACCAGTTCTTAATTCTTTTCTATACCTTTTTTGCTCTTTTTCTATATTATTTAAATTAACACCTTTCTTTTTTATTTTTCTATGATGAATCTCCCATAAACCTTCATCAGTTTCTATAAATTCAGGTAAGGTGATTGTAGTAGCTTTAATAGGTTCGCCTACAAAACTCTGCCAAGCTCTTCTAACCATTTGATGTCTTGTCATTTCCAAAGAAAAATGAATAACTTTGTAACCCATCAAAGCAGCACGCCTTCCAGTATACCACATCCAATAAGATTTGCCTCTTTTCATTGCTCCTAATATAGCAAAAAAATCTCCTCTACAAAAAGAACCTAAAGCTCCACCTAAAGCTCCAGGAAAAGAAAATAGAAATTCCTCTTGATTTTCATATGCATCTCTAATTTCCGCCGTATCTTTAAATAAATCTACACCAGTACCATGCGGTTTTTCAACTCTGGTATAATCAGCAATGATTTTTTCACCTATTTCTGAATTTTTATCTATAATAGCATTGGTTAATTTATCTCTAATTTGTTCCAACGACCTCAATTTAAAATAATGAATAGCGTTTTTAACTGCATAAGTGATGTTATTCAATTCATATTCATTACTTAAATTTTTCAAAAAATTAGCAACAAGTTCTAAATCCTCTTCATCTGCTATTTGAGTGCGATAACGTAAATATAAATCTTGTATATCTTTTCTAGGAGCTTGTTCTGTTTTATCCCAATACTCCCAAACCCAACCTGCTACAATTTTTGCGTAAGATGTTTGAAAAAATCCCGGAATAGCTATACCTTTTAATTGTCTAAGAAAAGATGTATTTGTAATCATATTAATTAGAATTTGTTTTTCTTCATTTAAATCAATTTTAGTTCTTTTCATTTATTTTGTAATAGCCTTGTTTTTATTTTTTTAATAATTTTTTTAAAAGAAAAATCATCCTGTAATTCTAAAAGTAAACAATCTAATATAATAGAAAAATCAAAAGGTGTGGTGCTTTCTAGCTTTTTTAACTTTTTAAAAATTTTTCTTACTTTTCTTTTACCAAATTTATTACATAATAAATAATATAAATTTAAATATTTAAATTGTAAACTTTTACCACTACATCTAGAACCATAAAAAATAATATTTTTATTCCAATTATTTTTCAAAACAATTCCTTATTTAAAATCATAACACAACAAGAAGCACAACGATTACATAAATCAACAAAATTATAAAACTTATCAACCTTGCAATTTAATTCTTCATCTGTTAAATGAGACAAATCCGGCATCTCATAAGGGCTATTGTGATTGTAGCCACGTCGCAACATTTCTTTCACTAGTTCATCATGCCGTTTTTTCATGTTTGCAGGCTCAATTTGTTTTAATTCTATGCGCTTTTTTATACTGTGTTTTTTTTCAAAATTATGTCTATGCTTATGTATTTCATTGTGTTCACCTAACAAATGTTTTCTACACATCATTTCAGGATCGATCATCCACATTCTCATTTATTTTTTTCTCCACTTAAAATCTCTTTGCTTTCAAAAGCATCCAATCTATAAAAATCACACCTAGGACAAAGCAGGTTAAACTTTATACGCCAATATTCAATATTTGTAATGATATACCCACATTTAGGACAAAATTTAACTTTCATCTTTCATCACCTCTCAATTGTTTATTTGAATAAAAATATTATTGCAAAAATTTATAGGATCAGACGCAAAAGTAAGCTTACCAATATGATACTTTTTACATTTTGAACAGAAATAAGGTTTTGCGACATAACCAAATACCATATTCTTTTTTTCAAACCAAATCCCCATCATTTATTACCTTTATATTATTTATTTTCTTAGAAACTTTTTCTGCAATTTCTTCTTCTTTTGTTCCTGCACATAAAATTATTTTTTGAATAGCTTTGCTTTTAGCTCCATTTCTATGTATTCTTCCAAAAACCTGAATTAAATCGATTGCTGAATATGTAGGTGAAATTAAACTAATTCTATTATATTTGCCATTCATATCATGTAAAGAAATACCTACACCACCTGCTTTTATATTACAGATAATTACCCTCTCTTTATCTTCCTGAAATGCATTTATATTCCTTTCCCTATCTTCACCGATATACGCTCCATCTATAATACATTTAGTTTTTAAACGTTTAGACAAAGCATTAATTGTCTCCCTAAAATTCACAAAAATAACAACGGAAGAACCTTCTTCTATAGCATCTTTTGTAAGTTCTATAAAAGTAGGTACTTTCAATAATTCAATTCTTTGCCTCATTCTTAATATTTCAACTAATTCTGATTCTTTATCATGCTCTTCTTTTTCTTTTAATCGCTCTAACTCCACATACATTTCTTGTATTTCTTTTGTTCTATCACCCATATTGTATGTATCAGTGATAATTAAATTGTCTGGAAATTTATCACCTAAATCTTTTATAGCAATTCTACCACCTTTAGCAGGAAAAATTTCATTATGTATTTTTTGTAAATCAGAAGCTTCACCTGAAAATTGCATACCATAGAATCCTTTGCTAACTCCATGATCAAAAGCCCATTTCCAATAACCATTTACTGATTTAAATAATTTTAAGATATGTCCGGTAGCATATAAATGTAATGGATTATCTGCAATAGTAGCAGACAAACCCATCTTTTTACAATTACTTTTCATAGAAGAAATCAGCATATTAGCATTAATCGTTTTATGATCTTTTGTTCTATGTATTTCATCAAAAATTAAAAGAGAATCTTCTGCAACATTCCAGGTAATCTCATGTTCATAAATAGGCTCACCTGTTTTTTTATCAATTTCAATAATAACTTTTTCTATATAAACATATGGAGTATTATTAAACTTAAATTGTTCATAATTATTCACATAAATAGCTAAATCAAATAATTCAGCTATCTTTTTCCAACTTGAAATAACAGATAAAGGTGTTAGCACGATAGGTTTTAACTTTAAAAATTTTGCTATAGATAATGCCACAAAGGTTTTTCCTACTCCAGTATCGCTTGCATCAATTACTGCTCCAGTATGATTTAATCCATATAATAATTGCTTCGCATGTTGTTTTTGATAATCATATAAAATATCACAATCAAAATTATACGTTTCAATTTCATTCTGAATCTTTTTTAATTTATTCCTATCTTTTTCAATAATAAGTTTTTCCTGTTCTTCATCATTTTTTAAGTCAAAACCTAATTGTTGTAAAATCCTTCTAGTTTCATCATTAGCAGGAACGGTCCATAATTTAGAACCAGATCTATAAACCCAACCTTTAATTTGTTTAATTTCATCTTTTATTTTAAACCAAGCGTCCTTATCTTGGGAAAACCATTTCAATCTAAAAACATTCCCTACTCTTTCACATTCGGTCTTCATTAAAACTCCTTTATATAATTTAGAATCAATTCTGGATTTTGATAAATATTCCTAATTATCTTTATTGTACAATATTTCAATTCCTCATATTCTTAAATCTTCTATAGCATTCTGTCTCAATATCTCATAATCAGGTAAATCAATTCTATGTTCCTGAAACACCATTGTCAATTCTTCTATTCTTTCATTTATTTTATTTTCATAATCCATTTCTCTCTTTTCTTTCAACCATTTCCTTTGTTTTTGTACATCTTTCTTATCCGGATTTATATTTAATCCTCTTTCTTCTTCTGCCCATTCTGCAAAAATAGAATAAATGCGACCCGTATTATTCATAAAATTAGGTTTTGGATCAGGGAAAACATCTTGTAAAAAATCACCTATTAGTTTTAAAAATTGTTCTGGTGTTCTCAAATAAGAACCATAATTATCATTCATTATTTTCCAAGCATCTATATTGTCTTCATGCCATTCACACATTTTCCTAATGGTATTATTAAAAATAACCCAATTTTCATTATTCCATTTTTTTAGGGTACTATTATTATTATATATGATTTTTGGAAAAAGTGTTACTTTTATTTTATATTTTTTTTCTAAATATTCTTTTTGCTTATCTATTTTGTTTTTATCTGTAGCTGATTTTAATAATGTTGATTTATTACATAAACAATATAAGAACCAAGATTTCTTATTTATTTTATTATAAAAAAAATCAGCTACAGAAAGATTTTTTAAATATTTTTTATCAGCAGGCCAATATTCCTTATTTCCTTTCATTTTACCAAACCGAAATAAAGCTCTTTTTAACACCTTTTGTAAATCATCAATATTTTCGATTTCTTTAATTTTTTGGATAGCTTTCTTTATTTTATTTTTTTCAAACCATTCTTTATTAAAATCAGATCTGATAAAACGATGGGATTGTATTTGCTTAATATAATTTAGAACTCTATCCATAGTTTTGGTTTTTTTGTTTAATCTAGGTTTGAATAATCCTTTCAAAAGTAATTCTGGTAACCATTCTATTTCTTTATTATTACCATATGGAGATATTTCCAAATTAAAATTCTTTTGTGTTTCTTTAGAAACACTTATATTATTATTTATAATAATATCTTTTTTATTACTTAAAGCATTTATATTATTACTTAAAGCATTTATACCTGTTTGAGCCATATCCGGTTCATTCCGTATACCGTTTAAACCGGGTACGGAATCGTCTTTATTCTGAGTAGATAAAGGGTCAGATGTAAGAATCTTGGTATATTTTTTAGTGAATTTACCTTTTTCTTTGCTTTGTTCACTAATTTCAATTAAATTAATTTCTTTTAATAATTTTTTAGCTTGTTTAATTCTTTCTTCCGTTAAAGATAATCCTTGAATTAAATAGGAATTATTTGCCCAAGGTTGGTTTGTATCTTGCATTATTCCAGTGAAAATCAAATGATTATATATCTGAAAAGCATCCCAGGCTATATTATATGTTCTTTTTTTATTTTCTTTTTTTTTGGAAAGATGTAAAAATAATAAATATTTATTAACGGTAATAGGGAAAGTTAAACCTCCTTTTTCTAATTTTATTTTTGCTTGATCTTGTTTATTTATCATGTAAACCTCCCAGAATAATAAAAAAAACCTTTATCCCCATAGACACCCTCTAGAATTACTTCTTTTAGGCCCACAAACATCTATGAAAATAAAGGTTTTTGCTTTTTTCAAAGCTCGTATATGTTTGTGGCTTATACCAGACTTGAAAATTATTTTTTTTAATTATAAATTAAAAAGAGAGACTAGCATATGAGAACTAGCCTCTTTTTTATAAAGTTAATAAATAATAACGGAGTTTATCCATTAAAATAATAATATAATAAGAAATTTTAAAATCGTAAAGTATTTTTTATAAATTTCTTATTTTTAATTCCTCTTGAAATTCTTCAAAAGGTATTCTATCTTTTTTTTCTGATATCAAATTAAGATGTTTTCCTGTTGTTTTACCCCAAACATTTTCACTAATAAAGGTTTCATTTCTATCTATAAAACCAACAAGAGTTTCATAACTAAAATATAATATTCTATCATCTATTGTTATTTCTATAAAATTATTTGCTAATTTTTTTAATTGTATACTCATTGTAAACTCCTTTTTTTATTCACAAAATTCTTTTCCTTTTTGTGCTCTTTTAAATTCTTTATAACCTATTTCAAAATCGTGTTTCCAATTGTCTTTACGATTTATAAAAAATTTTGCTGAAGTTTCTTTCTTTCTAGCTTCAATTCTACCTTTTAAATATTCAGCGTATCCTTTATCATTTTCATCCAATGCTTCGCCAATTAGTGTGTATAAAAAATCAATTTGTTTTTCTCTAAGAACTAAAGCCCACCTAATTTGTTTTTCTGTGCCTTCCAATTCTGGAAGTTTTTCTTTTTTAGCTTTTTCCAATGCTTTTTTTGCGGCATCATCTTTTTCTTTTTCTTGTTGTTTTTTAAAGCAGTCTGGACAAAGAAGGTTGTCTTCTGCCCATTCAACATAAGATTCTCTACTTGTTATTTTCCCATATAGTTGTTTACGAAAAGTGTGACCACAAGTTCCTGTTATACTATACCATGCCATTTTAATTACCTCTTTTATTACTTATTAACTAATTTAAATATAATAATAAAGTAATAAAAAGTCAAGTATTTTTTTAAAAAAAATACTGAAATACTAAAAAAAGTAACACTTTTTCTTAAAACCATATATAATATAAGTATAAGAGTGTTTATTTTTTTGATAGGGAGTAAACACAACCTTTATTAACTATTAACTTAAATATACGGTAGTAATTTAATTATTGCTGTATATTTTCTTTATATTTTTTAAAAAAAAACTTGACTTTTAAAAAATACTTTTATATTTTATAAAAAAGTTAATAAATAATAAATAATAAAGGAGTTTACAATGAACACAAATCAATTATATTTAGATCATCAAAAATTCATAAAACAGCAAAGTTGGTACTATGCTAAAAAGTACAATATTGACTTTGAAATAGTGGAAGGAAAAGCATTAGAACTTTTCTGTACTGCATGTCAAACTTGGAAAAAGAATAAAAGTAAATTTATCACTTATCTTTATTATAAATTTCAATTGTTAAATAATTTTTGCAAAAGTTTCAAAGAAAAAGAAATAAAATATATTTTGTTTTCTGAAATAATTGAAGAACTTTATTATTATGAACCCTCTATTAAATTTGAATTAGAAAACGCAATAAATACAGAATTAAGTTCAGATAGTGCTTTATTAGTTTATTCCATTCTACAAGGAAGGTTTACAGAAACAGTGGTATACCAAGGAACAGGATTTAGAAAAAAATTAATAAGAGAAAAATTTGGATGGTCTACAAAAAAAATAAGAAAATTATTTAATGAAATTAAAATATGGTGGAAAGTTTACGAAGAAAATTATATTTATTAGGAGGTTAAAAGATGAATGAAGAAGAATATAAAAAACAAAAAGATTTATTTAAATATCATAATGAGCCTCATTTAGAAAAAGATTTTGAAGATGATATTCCAGAATTGAGATTTTATGATTATTATGGATATGAATTATATATAAAAGGAAATATTGTTGAATTTTACAATGATAGATTAGAAGAAGAAAGTTGCAAAATGGAGTTTAATGAATTTTATCAATTATTAATAAAATATAAAAAAATCTGGGAGTCAAGAAGAATTGAAAATTTTTAGGAGAGAAAAATGAAAAAGTATAAAATACAAATTGAATTGTTGGAATTGATCTTAAATGTTTAATGCAGAAAGATTTTTAAAAGATTATGAAATACCTTATATCACCTCTGGCAGTCATTGTTCTACTGGATGGATAAATATAAACTGTCCTATGTCTGGATGCTCTGATTCTAATTTTCATGGAGGGATAAATTTACAAGGAGGATATTACCATTGTTGGAAATGTGGCGGATCCTCCTTAGTGAATATTATTAGAACTTTATTACTTCTTTCTTTTTCAGAAGCTTCTAATTTGATAAATGAATATAGTGTTAAAAATAAAATATTAAATTCTTTAAATAAGAAAATCAAACATGTTTCTAAAATAGAAATGCCAGGTGGTTCTTTTTCTAAGATACATAAAAAATATTTAAGGAAAAGAAACTTTGATCCCGATTATATTCAAAAGAAATATAAAGTAGATGGATGCATTGCTACTCCTAGAAATTTTAAATATAGACTTATGATTCCCATTTTCCATAACAACAAACTAATTAGTTATCAAGGACGCGATGTGACTAATAAACAAACTCTTAGATATAAAGGTTGTAAATTAGATCAGTCGGTTATGAACTACAAATATACTCTATATGGATTAGAGAATACTAATACAGAAAAAATAGCAGTAGTAGAAGGAATATTTGATCAATGGAGAATGGGTGATGGTTTTGTTGCTACTTTTGGAACCGCTTTAACCAATTACCAAATCAAATTGTTAAGTAATTTTAAAAAAGTGTATTTTTTGTTTGATTCTGAACCCCATACGCAAGCTAAAGCTGCACGATTCGGGGCTGAGCTTAACGCTATCGGGTGTGAAACGGAAATCATAGACTTGGAGTTGGGAAATCGTGATTGTGGCGATTTAACGCCAAAAGAAGCCCAATGCATAAGAAAAGAATTGGGCTTTGTTTAAAATCTGTTTATTCTAATTTATTTTAAATTTAACATACCAATGAGAACTATTAGCAACAGAAGCACCGCCTTTGAAAGACTTCCAAATTTCTCCATAGTCAATAATTTCTATAAAAAGATTTAAGTCTAATAGTTTATTTTCTATTTCATTTTTGAACATTTCTGGTGTTCTTCCGCTGGTATAAAAAAATCCTTTTCTTGCAGTATAAACACCTTCTCTTTTTGAAAGGGTATCCGCATTTAATAACCTTTTTAATTTTGCTATTTTACTCATTTTGTTACTCCTTTATTATTTATTAATTTAAATATAATAATAAAGGAATAAAAAGTCAAGCAATTTTTTAAAAAAAATACTGAAATACTAAAAAAAGTAACACTTTTTCCAAAAATCATATATAATATAAGTATAAGAGTAAAAAATGTTTAAAAAAGGATATGCTTTTATTTTAATTAAGGAATATAAGGAATATAAGGAATATAAGGAATATAAGGAATATAAGGAATATAAGGAATAAAAATGATAACTAAAATTAAAATTAAAAATTTTCAATCTCATCCTGATACTGAATTAGAATTAGATCCAGGTATAAATATAATCACCGGTAGTAGTGACAATGGAAAAACTTCTATTTTTCGGGCATTGCATTGGACTATCTATAATCGACCTTCAGGTGATTCATTTATTTCTAATTGGATTAAAGATGAAAAAGGTAATATTAAAAAAGAAGAACAAACTAGGATTGAGATTAATAAAAAAAATAAAAGTTTAGTTCGTTTTAAAACAAAAAACAAAAACGGATATTTCATAAATGAAAAGGAATTAAACGCAATTGGAAAAGATGTTCCAGGAGAAGTTTCTACTTTCTTTAATTTAAATGAAGTTAATTTTCAACGTCAATTAGATGGTCCTTTTCTTTTCAACGATACACCAGGGCAGGTTGCTAAATTCTTAAACCAACTGGTAGATCTATCTGAAATTGATAAATATTTATTTGCTATAGATTTAAAGAAAAGAAAAAATAATAACCAAATTAAAACATTAACTAAAAATGCTGAAGATTTAAGAAATAAATTATATGATTTGGATTGGGTGGATGATGCTAAAAAACTTTTAATTAAAGCTGAAGAAAACAATGAACTTATACACACTACATATAGGGACGAGTTGTCGCTTGAAAAATTATTACAAAAATATAAAAAACAAAAAGAAATAATAAAGCAATTAAAATGGATAGATAAGGCAGTTTATCTTTTATCTTGTTTTTATGAAAACAATGAATTATATACTGTCACATTTCAAAGAAAACAAAAAATAGATAAATTATTGAAAGAGTGTAAAGAAAATATTTCATTATTAGAAAATAATTTAGATATAGAAAAAATAAATTGTTTAATAAAAAAATTAGAAAAATATCAAAATAAAATAAAGGATTTTAAAACTGAAAAAGAAATTTTAGATAAATGTATTTCATACCATAATAGCTTTTCTAATATGAAAAAAATAGCAAAAGAAGTAATAAAAACAGAAACAGAAAAATTACCGGATATATGCCCTACATGTGGCAGTACATTGGAGAATAAAAATGAGTAAATATATCGTTACTGCAGATTGGCATTTAAGAAAAACTCCTCCTAGGTGTAGATTGGAAAAAGAGAAAGAATGGTTGGAATTCCAGTTTTCTTTACTTCTTTTTATTTTAGAAAATTGTGTTAGGTATAAAGCAGATCTTATTATTGCTGGTGATATCTTTGATAAAGCACAACCTGGTATTGAATTAATAAATCTTTGTTCAGATTTACTTAGAACTTTTTTTAAAGAGCAAGGATATAAAAATAAAATTATTGCTTGTGCTGGAAATCACGATTTACCTTATCATAATTTTGATAATTTTTGGAATTCTGGTTTTGGTACCTTATTAGTACACGAAAGTATTCAAGATAAAAATGATAAAATAGATATAGAACATTTTAATACCAATAAAAATAATACCAAAAATATGGTTATATGTCATCATTTGGTATATGAAAAAGAAGTTCCTCTATATATAGAAGGAATGACAGCAAAAGAAACATTAGAAATGTATGCTAACGCAAATTGGATATTTTGTGGAGATAATCATTCTGGTTTTCATCATGAACAAAATGGAAGGCATGTTATTGTTCCAGGTTCTATTTATATCGATAGTGCTGATAGAAAAAAGTATAAACCTTGTGTTTGGTTTGTTGATACTGAAACTGAAGAAATAAAACAAATATTTTTACCAAATCCAATTGAAATGATAACTGATAATTATTTAAAAAAAGAAAAAGAACGAAATGAAAGACTAGATTCTTTTGTTGAAATTATAAAATCTAAAGGAGCTGTCTCTCTATCTTTTATAGAAAATTTAAAAAAGAAATTAACACTTTTAAGTTTTAATAATGAAGTTAAAAATTTAATAACGGAGATTCAAAATGAACTTGAATGAATTTAATGAAATAAAACGTAAAATAGAAGATGCTAAAAATCAAAAAGTGGTAGCTGAAGCTAAAATAAAAGATATTGAAAAAGAATTAAAAGAAGAATTTGATATTGATAATATTGAAGATGCTGAAAAATTACAGAATGAATTATCAAGTATGATGGCAAATTTAACAGAAAAAGAACAAGATTTAATACAACAATTAGATACATTATTAGAAGGTCAAATATGATTACTTTATTTGAAGCACAAGAAAAAATAAATCAACTAATTGGAAAACAAAAAGAAATACAAAGTAATTATTCCACCATTAAGGCGGAATTAAAAGAACAAAAAAAACTATCTTCTGTTATAGAAGAAACTCAAGTCCTCTTACAACAAACAGCACAGGAAACTCAAAATCAATTAAGATTTCATTTAGAGGATATTATGCAAACTGGTTTAGAATTATGTTTTCCTGATATGTATACTGCTTGTGTTAGGTTTGAAAATAAAAGAGGAAAGACTGAATGTGATATCTTCTTAGAAAATAATGAAGGTTGTCGAATTAATCCAATTACTGATAATGGAGGTGGAGTTGTTGATATACTTTCTTTTTCTTTAAGGATGGCTTGTTGGGCTATTAGTAGCACGGATAATCTTATTATATTAGATGAACCATTTAAATTTTTATCTATTGAATTGAGACCTTTAGCTGGTGAATTATTACAAACATTATCAGAAAAATTAAAATTACAAATTATTATGATTACTCACGATGAGGACATGAAAGAAATTGCTGATAAAACTTTTATAGTGAAAAAGAATATTAAAACGGAAAAATCTAATATTTTTTTAAAATAATCCAATAAATCAGTATTTTTTTTAAAAAATTACTTGACTTTTTATTCCTTTATTATTATATTTAAATTAATAAATAATAAATAATAAGTAATAAAGGAGTAACAAAATGACAACATTAAAAGAAGATGTGAAAAAAATATTGGATAAAGTTGATTGGATAAGTATCCATTCAGAATATGTTTTTGGAAATTATAATGATACGATAAATATATTTGATGATGGAACTTATGAAGTTTTAAGTTCAAATACAACTTATCAAAGTTATGAAAGAGTGATTGGAATTATTCAAATTCAAGGATTTGGTAATATTGACTATTTTGATTACCTGGACGGATGGGGAGAATGGAATGAAGAAAAGGAAATATTTATAACTAACGATGGTCGTGAATTAACTCGAGAAGCAGCAATTCAAGAATGCATAGAAGACGGTGACTGGTCTTCTTATATCGAAGAATGGAAAAGAGAAATATTGGAAGATGTTTGTTAGATATTTAGATTTTATAGAATTTGAAAATTTCATGAAAGAAAATAATGTGGAATGGGTTAAATATGCCAAAAATATAAGAGCTATGAAGAAATAATATTGAATTTAATAATTAAGCCCCCTCTCGGGGCTTAAAAAAGGAAATAATAAAGGAGTGTAACAGAATGAAAAAAGAAGATGTGAAAAAAATAAAGTTAAGAAATTATGCTGATTATTTTGATACAGAGAAGAAGGAAGAGCAGGTTTATGAAATACCATCGTCTTTCTTTGAAAAAAGTGGTATTTATAAAGAAAAAAACGAAGAGTTTTTTTCTATCGTAAAGAATGAAAATTGTTTTTTCATTCCAAATGATGAAGATGAAGAGAATCTGTACTATGCACTCATGGCTGCGCAAAGAGCAGATGGAACTTGGAATTATATTCCTTTTCCAATTTTTGTAGAGGCTTTAAATGTGCCTTTGCTTGCAGATTATAGCTCTACGCAACTCACTTATATTTTTAGTGGTTCCGAAATTCTTAATAAATGGGAATATCTGGAAGATATAATAACAGAAGAGCCAATAGATGAAACTAAATCTTCAAATGGGGGGGATTACTATAGTGGATATAGAATAGAATACAATGAGCAGCGCTCATTGTATAGAGTAAGCTTTAATCATCTGCTCTATTCTGATTTTGCTTATCAAGGTTGGACAGACTATGAATATATGAATGACCAGGAGTACTTAAACTGGAGAGCTGAGGTAATAAATGAATTAACTGAATGAACGATTTTTAACAATTTTGAAACGCCTTCGGGCGTCCGTCGGATGGTGGTTGAGCCAGAATTTTTTAATTACAGGATACAAAATAAATAATAAAGGAGTGTAACAGAATGAAAAACAAAGAAAGATGTATGGCAGAAGATTTATTGTCAAAGAAAAATTTTGAAGTTTTGTTAGAAGCTGTGCTAGATGTAAGATGGATTTCTGAGACTTATGAGAAAAAGTGGATATATGTTTCTTCTGTTGAACAACTTAAAAATGGACATATTTTATTTATGTCAAATGAAAGTTATGTGACATATATTGTGCCTAAGGGTGTTTTGGTTTTGTGTAAAGGTTTAAACTAAAATTGTGATTTAATATTTTCGTTATGATAAAATATTAAAAGGAGGTAAATTAGATATTCCATTCTTTGTCTCGTGCGGATATTTGCACGAGGGAATATCTAAAAAATAAAGATGTACTGTTGCTTAATTGCACTAGTATAAAGCGAAAAAAAGGTAACTGATTTTAATAATACTTTATAAAAGGAGACATATGATGAAAAAATTAATATTGATATTACTTTTTTTAACAAATTGCATAGGGCAAAACGATGATTTTACAAACGAAACAATACAAGATCCTCCAGTAGATCCTACATCACCTTATGCTACATTGCAATCAGTTCCAATTATAACAGATTGTTCTATAGAAAATATCTGGGCTGAATATTTTACATTTACTTTGGATTTTTCTGAAACTGTAATCAATGAACCAGTATATGATAATTATTATTTAGGTGATATTTATGGAGATTATTTTATATTTGATGACCCTTCCAAATTTAACGATCCATATAATATAGAAAATGATCCAATTAAATCAGGAGGATTTTTATTTGATTCTACAGACAAGACAGTTTCTCCAAATGTACCTAATGAGTATTTGGGGCAAACTGTTTATGTAGGTTTTGTTTTAAGATCTAGTATAAATGAAATTAGGGAAGGTGAAATTATTGGTTTGGGTAGAATTCCCTATAGTGAATGGTCCGTAATATATGAATGGAAGGTGGAGTAATGAAAAAATTAGATAAACTTATTTTGGAATAGATTTAAATAAAGAACAAATATATATATATTTCGTGATGATATAAAAACAAGAAAAACAAGAAAAAAAAGAACTATTGGAGGAATAAAATGGGAAGAGAACTAAAAAGAGTTCCACTTGATTTTAAATGGCCACTTAAACAAGTTTGGAAAGGTTATATTATTCCATATAGAAATCAAAAATGTAAAGCGTGTGATGGTACTGGATTAAATAAAGAAACTAAAAAATTATATGATGACTGGTATTCGTTTGATAAAGTAGAATATATAGAATTTGAAAATGGCAGACGTTATAATAATTTAGCTTGGTGTAATCATATTACGGAAGTAGAAGTGAAAGCACTAGTAGAAGAAGGTAGATTAAAAGATTTTGATAATCCTACACCAAAAGAAGTCAATGAATGGAATAGAAAAAAAAGGCGAGGTCATGATGCTATAAATCGTTGGATTTGTGTAAAAGCTAGAGCAAAACATTTAGGGGTTTATGGTCATTGTGACTATTGTAACGGTGAAGGTATTTTTTGGCATAATGATGAAATAAAAAAGTTAGCTGATGTATGGGAATCTTATGACCCCCCTGAAGGTGAAGGTTTTCAATTATGGGAAACTACATCTGAAGGAAGTCCTTCCTCTCCAGTTTTTAAAACATTAGAAGAATTATGCGAATGGTGTGAAAAAAACGCAACTGTAGTTGGCATAAAAAAGGTTACAAAAGAGAAATGGTTGGAAATGTTAAGCGAGGATTTTGTTGTATATAAAGAAGGGAATGTTCTTTTTTTATAATAGAGGAATTATGAACGATAAATTAAAAGATTTACTTCTGTTAAAGAATATCAAAATAAACTCCGAATTGAAAAAAAACCACCAGGTATAATTGTTGGGAAGGATTTGATTGGAGAAGAAATTAAAATAAGAAAATTTAAAAAGAAAAATGATAAGTAATTCCTATATTTACCTGCCGAACATCATAATTATAGAATACGGTACCACTAAAAGAATTATTTATTCTATAATTATACCCAACCATTTTATGTAGGTTTTGATTGGTATACATAGAAATTGAATGATGATATAGTAATTTATATCTATTTATTTCTGTGGTGATTTGTCCTTTATCCTTTGCAACTGTTTTAATCCTTATTCTATCTCTATATCTAACTACTTCTTTTACTTGTATTTTATCAGTATCGCCCTTAACTACATAATCAATATTAGGTTTCATTTCTTCTTTATTTATATCATGTAATTTATACCCTCCAAATAATAAAAAACAAGAATATACAATAAATAAAAATACTTTCATAAATTACTTATCCTTAAAGAAATTTTTACTAAATCTTAAACCAAATAAAGCAGCAAAAATTAATCCTTGAAAGTGTATCACTTTAAACATAAATTCAAACTTTTCATAAACTGAACCTTTGCAAAATAAAAAAATAATACCTACTTCTATAATGATAAAAGAGAACAAACCCATCCATTTACTCATCTTAAAATTTCTTAATTCTAATAATAAAGGGTGTTTTTTCTTTTTCTTATCTTTTTTTGAATTCATATATTCCATCCTCTAATGTAAAATCGTATTCATATGTATCTAAAACAGTCTCTAACCATTTCCAATTAAAATTACCAGGACATCTTTTAGTACCTCGTCCATATTTTTGTTTAAATACCCCATGTCCTGCTATTCTTTTTATAGGGTATTTCTTACATAATTCTTCAAATATCAAATCCAATATAGCACAATATTGTTCAGTGGTATATTCATCTCTATTAGTTCTATCATTGTTAATTAGCTCAATACCAATAGTTCTTTTGTCATGTCTTCCAGTGCTACTATGGTATACCCATCTATCTGGATTAATAATTTCAAAAATTTCTCCTTTTTTATTTATAATAAAATGAAATAAAGCAATACCTTTTTTATATTGTTCTGCTCTATATATCCTTTTTCCATTTTTATCTTTACCCATATAACCGCCCTCTAACATCCATTTAATAATGTCTCCACCACCAGCAGTTCCATGAATAATAGCAGTATCAATTTTTTTAATATTTCTTTTAAATCCTTTATGATATTTTAATCTAATTCCACTTTCAACTATATATTTCATTATACCCTATCCTTTATAAGAAGCAATAGTCCATCAAAATCAATCGCTATTGTTTTCATGAACACTTTCCTTTAAATTTAATTTTGTTGATAAAACTTTCACATCACCTGTTAATTTCCAAATATTATCATTTAATTCTTTAATGTTTACATTCATATCTTTTAGAATATTTTTAATTTCATTTCGATGTCTGCTATATTCTTCAGAATGCATTTTGCAATTTTGATTTGAAAATTCTATTTCTTTTTTATTGTCTCTAGTCATATCAGTTAGCCACAATATTCGTTTTGTTGTCCATACCAAAAAACCAACAAATAAACCTAATATTATTCTAATTATTATCTGTTCCATTTTCTTTTACTTCCGTGTTTTTTTCTTTTACTTCCGTGTTAATTGCCGTAAGTATAGATTCAGTTACTCTTTTATACCGATCTATTGTTAAATATTGTCCAGTAACATTCCCGTTGTTAATGTCAATTAATAGATTATTTAAAATTCCTATTACTTGATTGGTACAATTTTCACTTAAAATAATTTGTTTTTCCTTATTTTGCATATTTTGCATATTTTATCTCCAATTTATTAATTTTATTATTTAATTCTTTAAAAGCTTCAGTAAGTAAAGCAGTTACTCTACCGTAGAACATTGTATGGTCTTTTCCATCTGCTGTTAATCCTGTAGCTTCAGGAATTATTTTAAAAACATCATCTGCAATAAATCCAATTTCTGTTTTTTCGCTTCTTTTATCTTTCCAATCAAAATACACGCCTTGCAGTTGAGTTACAATGTCAAGCGCGTTTTTAATTGGTTTTATATTTTCTTTTAATTTTCTCGCTGAACTTATATAAAATCCTGATCCAGCGGTGTGATATACGTCACCAGTGCCGAGTCCAGTTATTTCCACTAATCCATTTTTTTTAATATGAAATCTAGGCGACCATGATATAGTATTCCCAGCTGTTCCAGATACCGCATTCCATCCAATAATTTGTCCATCTGTTAAAGTTAATAAAGAAGCAACATCAGTTGAAATATATTTCCACGTACTAGTTGAATTAAAATAACCATTAACTACGAGTCCAAACTTAGCACCAGCACCCTTTGTTGTTGAGCTGTATAATGTTGCATTTCCACCCACTTTCAATGTTGAAAAAGTTGAAATCCAACTTTCTAAATTAGCGCATCCAACGCCTGCGTCATTTGATCCATTTATTATAAGTCTTGTCGTTCCGCCTGTGACAAGCTCTAATTTATCTGTACCATCCTGTCCGATTCCTGTGTCAGCATCACCTAACGCAAAAAATGGACCAGATGTTACAGTGTTATCTATTTCTTTATCAGTAATTAAACCAGCGTTTCCTTCTTTTGATATTTGAAAAAATTCAGTATTTGCAATTCCGAAACGCATATCACTCGTTTCATAATTCCATAAAACAGCTTTTTCATTTTCATCAATTCCAATGTGAAAACCATTATTTTCAGATGACTCAGTATCAGAATTTGTAAAAGCAATTTGAACAGCATCACTACTTTCATCATGAAGATGTAATTTTGTTAAAGGTGAATTTATACCGATACCTACATCTCCATTATTGTCTATAACTGCACGTTGTGCATTATTTGTCCAAAAATCTAAATTTGAATTTACTTGGTTTTTTAAAGAAACACTTTCATCAGCATTTAAACCAATTATAAAACCATTGTTTGATGCAGTTCCTGTAGTTGTATTAGTGAATTGAGCTCTTGCTGCACTTGAACTGGTTTCATGTACATGTAATAATTCTGTTACTGCTCCAATATTTATTCCTAAATCATTTGTCACATTCACATCAGTATTTATATATGTTTTCAATAAACTCATGGCAACTTGATAATCTCTATCAGAAGCAATACCCGCCATTAACCAAAGTACATCTGTGTCGTTTATACTACTTGCTACTGGAAAATCTATTGGGGAAATTGACATTTTAACCTCCTCTTAAACTTCGACCTAGACCATCAATCACTTGACGTCCTTGTCCGTCTACTATATAATTTTCTGTCATTTCTGCTGTTACATCATTTGTAACAATTTGCTTTATATTATAATCTTCCACTTTCACAGGAAATGGAAATTCACTCCCTGCATCAGCACTATTAATCCATAACATTTCATTATATTGGTTATAATAAATATACAAATATTTTCTCATACTTATACTTAAATTTGTAAAAGAAATTGTAGTTCCTATCCAATTTTTTATCATATTATGAATATCTTCTTCACCAACACCACCCCACACTACAACCGGAGGATAAGGATTTCCATCTTTAAAAAAAGCATAGCTTGTTAATAAACCCGTATTATAATCAAATCCAAATTCTTTTGTTTTATCTTTATATGCCGCTTCATAACTAACCATATCCAAAGGTTTAGTTGCTATTGCTGCAACATTTGTTGAATCAGGTAAAGTTATAGGTTCAGTTCTTTTCATATAAAATTTTTCTGCTATAGAAGCCGTGCTTTTTAAACCACCTAAAATTTCATTAATAGGAATATCATTTTCAGTAAGAACATTTGTATCATAACAATAAACAATACCCACATATCCAACACCAACATCTTCTGCTACATCAATACCTCTAGGTAATGATATTTTAATGAAAGCATCTTCATTATCTACTTCTAAAATAGGTGTGTTGTATACTGCGTTTGGTTCTGCAGATTCAACTCTAGGCACAAAAATTGCTTTCCAACCGTCACTATCATCATTATATAGACCACAATATGTTCCTGTATGGTCAATTGTAGGTTTAACCCAGAAAGTGAAAGTAACAATATTGGTTTGAAAATTATTTGAATTTACCATATGACCATAATAAACATAATCTGTATCTGCAATTCTTAGCCATAACCAATCATCAAATTGGGCACTTATGGTTTGTTCTAATTCAATTATACATCCCACGGCAAATCGTCCTATAAAATCAGTTCTAGTTATTGTTCCAGAATATTGTGCTAAAGAAGAACCCACATTACGTAAATCATTAGGTGAAGGAGTATCATCTACATTTAAAATAATACTATTTCCATTCTCACTCTTTTCTATTTCAGTAACTTTAAATTCCCAAACAGGTAACTTTCTTAATTTAGGAATAATTCCACCCTCGCCTTTGGAGGTTTGATAAAAGGTGCTTGTTGCCTCATCCCAGGTAGAAAACAAAAATGAAGGAAAAGCCCAACCAGACATACTAGGATCAGGCGGAGTTCCTCCATATACAGCTAAATTAGCTGTATATATTAAATTATCACCACCTGTAGCTTGACCTTGAAATCCAAAATCATATTTACTTATTTCTGAAATCAAAGAAAAACCTCTAAAACCTTCCCATTCTCCTGATTTTTGTAAAGCACCTTCTCCTTCAATCCATTCTGGTATTTGAAAATAAAAATATTGTATTTCACCAATGGTTAATTGTTGGCTTAATAATGGACTTAATACCATCTCAGAACCATTGTAACTTTCATACATATAATTTTTACTTTGTCTATTACCTAAATAAGTGATAGAAGGAACAAAACCACTTGTCGCCCAAGAATTTAATCTATGCCATATAATAGAATCTTCTTTCAATATAACAATATTGTCTAATCCAAGTTTTTCATATTTTTCCCATTCTGAATCAAGAATTTCAGTATCATAGCTTCTTATATATAATTTGGATTCTTGTAATATCTCATTATCATCCGATCTATATTTATCACTGCGAGGTATATAATTTAAATAACTACCACCTTGCTCCCATTCGTTAAAAATAGGATATTTATTAATTGATAAATCTACATCATAAGAATCAGTAATTCCATCTACTGTATTATCAAATATTCGTAAATCAATTCCTAAATCTTCATTAAATTTAGTGGTTCCATTTTCATCTAAAAATATATTAGCATCATTATCAGCTAAATAACTATAATCAAAACCACCATAATATAAAGTCCCAAAGATATGTGTTAAATCGGTAGGAATAATTTGACCTGTTCCTTCTAAATCAGCACCCCTATTTAATAAAGAATCACCAATTGGAACATTACCTCCATACCAAACAAAAGCACCAGCTCCATACCTTTTATCAATTATCATAGTACTTTGATTTTTAAATTCTCTTAAAAAATTATAATCAACTTCATCTAACCAACTACAATATTGAATATCACCAGAAGGAGAGCTACTTGATCCTTCTAAAAAATTATCCATAATAATCACAACATCAAAATCACCTAACGCTTCAGTATATGAAGAATAACCTTGTGCTGTTAAATACCCTTGAATACTTCCCCAAGCACCATCAGCATTACCCGGGGTTTCTATTCCGTCATAGTACCCTGTGATTACCACAGTATCATACAAAATATCTAAAGACTCAGCAATTTGATTTTCACTACGCCATTTATCATAAACCCTACTAGCAATAGCAATAGTATCAAAATTATCATCTCTAGGAGTTTTTGTAAAACCATATATTAATATTTTAGGTTTTGTTATTGTTTTTGAAGTGAATGAAGGTTTCCAACCATTAACGGCATTATCCTTAGAATTACTAGCAGGATCAATTAATATAAGATTTTCAGGATTTAAATCACCCCATTGTATTCCTTGAATCTTAGGTAAATCATTTCTTTTTATAATATCTTTTGTATTTATAGAATATGTTCCAGAAAAAGCATCTGAAAAATAAACTCTATATCTATAATCCCATTTCCATCTGATTATTTCAGGTATTATAAAATAATCAGTTCCAAAAACTAAATCTGTAGTACAATCAACCTGATTAATACCCCCAGTTTTTAATTTAAATCCAGAATTTTCTCTATATAAAATTCCATGCTCTATCCTATCATATCCTCCGTTAGGGTAACCGTCATCTTTACCCTGTTCATAATAATATACCGTTAAACTATGTCCGTTAGCTGTATCGTCATCAAAATAAATACTGGTATTCCAAGTACCTTTACCAGCAGGACTATCATCACTAGCATGATATTCAATTCTATATACTGTTCCCATTACTAACCAATCAGTATCATCATTATCATAAACACCAACCACTGCATAAATGGTATCTGATGTTAATATCACACTACCGCCTGTAGCTTGACCTGTTATTCCTTCAATTAATGGATCATAAGAATGACTTTCAGCATTAACCTCGGTAGTGGAACCATCTCCTGCATGAAATAATTTATTTATTGTTCCAGTTGGAATTGTAGCACTTCCATCTAACACAATACGTTTATAAGAACTGTGCCCGTTTTCTATCCAAACCGAATTAGTACCTATTGCTGCTTTTCCGGCAGCAGTAAAAACAATCCAACCGGCATTACTATCTATATACGAAAAAGGTAAATAGGTAGATAAAAAATCGCTTGCATCTTTACCAATAGCACTTCGTCTAAAAAAAATGTTAGGAGAACGTGGCAATAAAAAGCTAATATCTTGTACACCAGCATCAGCGATATTTCCTGTATGATAATCGGTTGCATTCTCAGGGAAAGTATATGAAGATATTTGTATTTTTCTATGTGGATTATAAAAAATAATTGCACCAGTTAATCTTCTAATACAAATAGCATAAGGATCATAATCACTAGAAATATAAGATGTTTCATAACCACTATCAGGTATACCTAAAGTCATTCTTGTATTCTTATTCATTGCTTGAAGCATATCATAATATAATTCTGTTAATACAATATTCCCACCTTGTCCTATATCTTCAATTTGATCTGAATATTTAGAAAGCATTACAGTGCCGATTAATAAAGATAAATACATTTGATGGGTGTGTGGATAACCTAATACCATTAATTTACAATATCCGGCAGGTCCTTGCTTTTTCATATTTTCCCATCTTTCAATGGTATGTTGCCAATCATAAACGTAAAATTGTTTTGTAACTTCATTAGACATATCCCAACTAGACTGCAATGCTTCAAACATTATATAATGTTGATATCTGGCACAAACAGAATTTACATAAGTCGAATATACATTAAAATCATCACACCATGTGTTTATTATTATATTTCCACTTTCAGCTTTTACCCAATTATCATTATAATCATAGGAACGGTTTTCCACATGTGTTCTTAATAAATCAAGAAAACTTGCCATCGCAACGCCATAAGTAAAACCATTATCAACATAAAATTTATTCCGTATAACATAACTTTTATTTAAACCAGTATCTGGGTTTGCATCAAACCACAATTCATCAGCGTCATTTCCGGTGATTAAAATCCAAGAACCACTTTCAATTTTCACATAATAGCCTTCCCACTGATCTGTTTCCCAACTTTTATCCGTATCTTGTAACCATGTATCACCAACATCTTCACCTATACCTGAATCAGTTTGAGATTGATTTATTTCATTTCTATATAAAGAATCCCAGACATCATCAACTAAAACACCGTCAAATCCTTGATATGGTACATCATTTATTATATACTTGCCATTATACAAAAAATCGGAAGGTACTACAATAGTTAAAGTTGTTGCTGTATTACTAGAAATTTTATACCATTTTTGTATTTCAGTTGTATTCACTAATTTCACATAATAGCCTTCCCACTGATCTACATTCCAATTTTGATTTGTATCTGTCATAATTCCAAGACTACTTACTGAACAAAAACCATGATCGAAAATACCCATAGTTTTATCAATTTTCCAGACCTTAAACCATTCATTACAATCATCATTTGCAATATCCATCATATAACCAGTGCCAAACCAATAAGTCATATAATTTCCATTTCCATCTGTAACCATCCAATCTTCCGAACCTGGTATATCCGCACCAGCTGCATAAGTTGTTCCATTTATAGTTAATTTAACAGACATTGAATTTTTAATTCTAGGAGTTGGACTAGAATTAAATTCAGGCAAATAATCACTAGTTCCTGCACCATCAATATATCCTAAACTTCTATGTTCCAATGCTTCATTAGCTCCAATAAATTCTACGGCCCATCCTTGAGTTACATCTTCAGTGGTTTTACTTTGAGATCTATCTAAGGTAGTTAATCTTGATTTAGATAAAAATTTTATATCTGCTGCATTTACATTTTTATAAGTTAAAATATAATAAAACTTTTCTAACAAACCCCATTTAGCATAATGCTCCCAATAAGGACCATCTGTTGCATCAATATATCCTAAACCTTGCACCAATGGATCCAATTGTAAAATATTACTACCTTCACCTTCAGTCCCTATGGTATTTACTGCGGTAACTTGAAAATAATATTTAGCCCATCTATAGATATTACTAATAGTTACTGAATTTGTTTGTGAAACAGTAGAAAATAATAAATTACTTTCCGATGTACCCACATATATTCGATAATAAGAAACACCACTAACCGAATCCCACCACAAATTAGCACTTCCATTAATTTCACGATATCCTTCTAGGTTTTCTGGAGTACCTGGTAATGTTAATTCCCAATCTTCTAAAATAGGATATAAAATCCTATCACTAATAGTTATTTGAATTATAGACAATTCAATATCAATATCAACTTGATCTATAACAAAAGGAACCGCTACAATCCCTTCATTTTGCAAAGTAAGAGTTACAATATTACCAGGTCTAAGAAACATAAATAATTCACTTAAAGTTAACTGCATAGTTAACTTTTGTCCTATTTGATTAGTTAAAATACTTGTACCAACTGCGGCAATTCCAGAAGTTAATTTTATCGGGTATGCTGAATAATCTTTAGAATATATTTGATTATCATTTAATATTAAATAAGTTTGTGGACTTGATAAAGTACAATTTTCAAAAAATAAAGTGTTCTTATTATTTCCATTAATATATAATATTTCTTTACTTCCACCAGTACCTACTTCTACATATTTTCCTCTATGTTCATTAGCACTCCATAAATTATCCCCACCTAATGTATTATCTTGTAAATAAGTAGAGGTTAAATCAGTTGTTGTACCAGTAGCTCCAATAGATCCTTCAGCAGTAGTAGGTGTTCCTAAATTATCCCATTCTATACTATAACGTGAATATACATTTTGCTGATTTGTTTTCTTTATATTACTTGTTTTGAGTATTCTTTGATTAGGTATTTGATAACCATAATCTCCTGAAAATTCTTGAAAAGATTTAAGAAAAATTTTATTTTCAATTATATAGATTTCTGAAATACCTAAACATAAGTTTTTTAAAAAATCTATAGGTTTTAAATCATCAGTATTAGAAACACTACAATCTACCTGTATGCTATCACCAGTTTGTATTTCTTTAACTTGTAAAAAAGAACCTACATCAATAATAGTATCGTCAACATATCTTCTTAGGAAAGCTAATTGATGTTCTGCTGGAGTAGCCGTAGCTCCTGCAAAAGCTTGATTATTAGTATAACCATCGCCAGTTTTATAAACAAAACTCTTTGCTTCAAGTAAATTAATAATACTTTCGGTAGTTTCAATTAAAACAGTTCCATTTATATCCCTAGTTATATTATCAATAACACCATACCACGAAATAGCATCATTTTCATCAACTATAGTAACGGTTGCTTCTCTATAATTTCCACGATAAGGATATAATAAAGAACTTGTATTTTCAGGAGAAAATAAATTATCATTATTTTCCACCCGTAGAGTGGCTTTACTTGCTGAAAAATTAGCAATACGTCCCATTTTCATTTTTATTTTAGGACGCTCAATCACATAAGAAGTTATATCAATATTATTTAATTTGTAATAATTCATAATTTAATTAACACCAATTGTATATTTTTCCATAAATCCATATCTTCTTTATCTAATGGTTTGGTCCTTCGCATTCCTTTTGTTCTATCTACAAAATATACAGAAAAAGTGATCCCGTCATTTTCTGATAAATAAACATTTGTTTGCCTATTATACATATTTAAAAGATTATTAAATTCTGTTTCTGTTACTATATTCCAACCAATTGTTAAAGTATCCACTTCACCTTTTGCTACAATTTTTGGATGTAATGTGTTTGTATAATACAATTTACCTTCAACAAGCATAGTACCTAACACATAATTATCTGATCTTTCAGTATCAAATTCAATATAATTTTCAGTACTAACAGTCCTTTCCATTAGATAACAACCTAAATCTTTCCCTTCAGAAGAAACGCCATAAACAGGACTTGAAAAATTAGCATCGGCATATCCATTGTATACGGTTCTAAGTCTATAATCACCACTACCAACAAAAAACGGATTAAACCTAATCTGGGTGTTCGATAATGTAGGAGCACCATTTATTGAACCTACACAAATATAACTCAAAGTTCCGCTTGTATAATAATAATCATAAATAGTATTTTCATACAAAATACTATCTTGAAAATTAACACTTAAATTGGTTGAATTATGCCCATACAAACCATATTGGTTTCCTGCAATAGTAACATAATCTCCATCTATTGTTTTACTGGTTGAACCAGTTGAATAAATACCTGCTCTATCACAATCAACGATTAATGTACGGTCAATATCTAATTGTCCTTCAACAATTCTAATTCCATTTCCATCAGTAGTTCCGTCATTTATTATATTTTTTATAATACATTTATTTACAACTACACTAGAAGAAGTTGCAGGCATTGATATTCCATCTCTGGTTGCTGTCTCTATGGTCACATTTTGAAAAGTACCACTGTATAATCGAACACATGTAACTTGTGATCCATATCCATCAGGTACGGTCATTTTCACATTTTTTAATTTTGCAGAATAAGTCAGATCGATCATATATTCCTGACTTGCTACTCCAGTATCAATTGTTAATGTTGGAGTTTGGCCATTTAAACCTTGTAAGGTAACACCTGCCAACGGTAATGTTAATTGTCCAGATTTACCCGTATAATATTCATTACTATCTAATATAGTGATAATTGTTTGATTAGAATCAAGATTATCTAAAGCATGTAAAACAGTACGATATGGATTTGCATAAGTACCATCTCCAGTACTATCACTTCCTGCATATGAAACATAAGCACAATTGCTGTCATTATGTCCATCTAAATCAGAAGCTAAAGTATTAACAGTACATCCAATCGGAATTGATTCTGATTCAGTATAAGTTCCAGCAACATCATATCTCCATTTTAATTTACTCATATCATTCACCCTGTTGTCTGAACAAAGTTGTTCCTTCAAACCTTGCTCTTTCTTCTAATAAATCTACAATTTTATCACCTGCATCTTGGTCTAAAAAAGAACTTTCTCTAAAATCATAATTATTAATTACAGTTCCACCCGTAGCTACTGGTGCACCATTTGGACTTGCATTTATTGCTCTTAATAAATCTATATTATTTTTTGTTGACCTTGCATTTATAATTGCTTCATCACTTCCAACCAATGCTGGAAAATGATTTTTCGGAACAGTACCATTTTGAAAACTAGGTATTCTCCCTTTTTCATAGCTAGGCATTTCTTGATTTTTTACTTTATCAGCCTGTATAGCTCCAGCAGCTATTATTATTCCAGAATAAATTCCGCCAAGTGGAAAACCCCATTGTGCCCATACTTTTGTAACAGCTTGTGCAGTGTTCATTGCAATTTGCGCTAAAGCTAAAGCTTTTCCTAATCTAAACAAAGTTTTATTGCTACTTTGCATTAAAGTTGCTCCATACATAGACATTTCTTTAAAGGCTTGCCATTCCGCACTCATTAATCCCATTTTAGCTTGAGAATAAGCAACTTCTAAATCCATTCTCTTTTTACGACCTTTAGCCGCCGCTATTTCTCTGCGTTTTTCAAAAGCTTTTTCTAATTTTTCAGAATCTAAATTAAATTTATTTTGCATTGCTAATAATTGATTATATTTTTCTTGTTCTTGTAATAATTCAGCAGTTTCAGTTTCACCTACATATTCAGCAAATTGTATTTGTGCTTTAAGTTCTTCTAACTGTCTTTTTGAGGCAATTTCCTGATTAGTAGCATTTATTCTATTTCCAGTATTTTTAATTATTTTTCCTGTATAATCATCAGATTCTTTCTTACCATCACTCCAAATTTCTTTTAATCGATGCATTGTTGCAGCGTCTTCTCTACCAGCATTCATATATTCTCTAGAAACTTTTGTAAAATTATCTTCAGCATTTTTTGCATAATCTTCTATTATTTTTTTTGATTCTCCAAATTGTTCTTTGGAAATTGGTGTGAAAAATTGTAATACCGAAAACATAGCTTCAGCCTGTTTCATTATATCTGCTAAAGAGGTAGCTACAACCCATTTCATTTGAGCAAAAGAATATTCTATTGTTACAGGAATATTATTCAAAGATTTAATTGCTATTGAAGCAAATAAAACAAAAGAACTTATAATTCTACCTAAAGTTCTAGCTACCTTAAAAATAACGCTATCTGTATTTTCAAAAGCACCTACTAATTCTTCTACTGCTGGACGAAAATCACTACCTACAGTTTCAGCAAAATCTGCAAGTCTATTCTTAATTTGAACCATTTTACCTGCAAAAGTAGTTGCTTGTTCTCTTGCTATTCCACCAAATTCATTACCTAATTCATCTAAAATAACTTTTTGAGCTCCTGCAATATCATTAGTTGCTACAAAGTTTTTAATCATTCTTTCTTGTTCTGCATTAAAAGAAACACCAATACGTCTTAATCGTCCTACACCTTTAATCGGATCATTTAACGCAGTTCCAAGTTGGATAGCTGATTGTTTCATATCTTGTCCAAAAGCAGTGGACATATCTAATACTGCTTCTGTAGCACGAGGAAAAGTTTCTTTCCCTATTTTGGTAAACGTCAATAAAAGAGCTTGCCCTTCAAGTATAACTTCATCGCCAAACTTAGTAACTTGTTGTAATCCTTTTGCCATATTTTCAAGTTCTATTTGAGTTAATCCTGCGGCATGCCCAGTAGCTTTCAAAGTAGCAGCAACTCTATTTTCAGCATCTTCTTGTTTAGCATAAGCAGACATAAGTTTTTTAATACCATAAACCAAGCCAGTAATTGCCAATCCAAAACCAAGCACTTTTCTTTTTACATTAGAAAAGCCTTTAGCCATTCCTTTATTGCCCTTATTAGCTTTTTTCTCTAAAGATCCAATTCTTTTTTCTGATTCTTCTATCTTTGCTTTTAAACCTTTATTTTCTGCTTTTAATTTTAATAACAATTCATTAGCTGCTGCCATATATTTTACCTCCTTTTACTAGGTGGTATCTTCTTATTTATTTCTTTCAATTCTAATTCATTCTGCTCTGTTCTTCTAACAATTTCAAGATCGATTTGCTGAAAGGTTTTTCCGAATATTTCGGCATCTGTACTACCTTGTCTTTTGAGCCAGTCAACTGTATGTCCTGTTTTGAATTCATCACGCCTTCGCTTTGGAACATTTTCAAAAATTCTATTGTGTTTTTTTTTACAATGTCAAAGTTGAATACAAAAATCAAAAATAAAATATAAATAAATTCTGAAGGTTCAATTATTTTAAGAAATTTTTTACATAGTCTCTTATCATGTTTTAATTCTATTACTTTCTTTTCTTTAGAAATAAAAGCCCATTTACAAATAAATTTACTTGCATCTTTTTTAAATTTACTATATTTCTTTGTAGCTGTATAAATAGCCATTTTATTAATCAATATTTTTATTGCTTCATTTGCTTTATAATTATAAGCTGTTAATTCATCCACAGTATTAAAAATCTCAAAATATCTAATTAATAATTGCGCCATATCTTTTAATAATTTATCATGTTCAATAAAACCCACCGGTTTTATTACTAAAATAATTTCACCATTCTTAAAAGTCATAGGTTTTTCTCTATAAATATCAAGATCCGTGAAATTATCTTGTAATAATTCAGTTAATTGAATTCGTTTTTTATTAGTTAATATCATAATTAAAAACTCAAATCTCCTGATGAAGTTCCTTCTTTTGCCCAAGCCCAAAATGCTATATTGTCATTTGTTGCTTCAGCTGGATTATAAGGCCATGTTGGATTAGTGATTAAAGGTGTTTCATCTATTTGAGCAGTTCCTTTAAATGGAACACTGGAATAATCATCTCCTCCAAGAATAACTTCAAAATCTTCCGATGTAATTTGTAAACGCCTAATATACAATCTTAATTCTCTAGCATTTACATTTTGCCCAATCAAAACACATGAAGGAAAAACAGGAGATGGTACATCTGAACCTATAATAACCCTATTAAAGTTTTCATCTGTATCATCATATTTTCTTTGAGTAACTAACGCTATTGTTTCTGGTTGTAATTGTTTTAATGTCGCTTCAATTTCAAAGGTCTGATCAATAACATCACGTCTTACTTCAGATTTTGGAATACCAGTTTTGAAGACTGCATATTCTACTGTTTGTCTCCATGTTTTTTCAGCTTCTAAATACCCTAGAGATAAAAAACCATTTCCATCATGAAAATCCACATATAAAGCTGGATCATATAGAAAAAATAAATCACTATTTCTTCCATAATTACTTGTTGTAATATTTAAATTATTTGGCATTTTTTAACACCTCCTCTAAAAATTCTTCAGGTTTAACACCCTTATCATTTATATAATAATCTCCTACTGGTTTTCCACATACTAATGTAGTATATTTCACACCATATTCGGATAATTGTTTTTTTGTTTTTTCTAACAAGAGCCAATGCCTTGCGGTATAAATAATTATTGTATTTCCTTCGTCATACAATTTATTTATTGCATTAATTAGGTCTTCATTTATATCTACTATTCCATAATCAGTATAATTTACCATTGGAACAGGTTCGGTTATAAAAATAGTATCATCTATATCAACAACATATCTCATTTTCTAAGAACCTTCCTTTTTTCAATTTCTGAATTAAAAACTTTACGCTCTTCATACCCTGAATTTAAAGCTTTTTCTATATCTCTAATTCCTTTAACTAATTTAAATAAACCAACTGGTTCAACAGAACTAGATTGATCAGAACCCCACATACTTCTGTTTAATGTTATATGTTTCTCAATCCAAGTTACCCCTGCTCCTGCTGCTGCAAAAGTAGTTGCTAAACCAAATTCATGTGAACTAAAACCTATCTGTTTTGTCGGATATTTTTCTTGTAACCATTTTATATATCCAAAATTTAATTCATTTACATCAGTTGGGTAACTAGAATTACAATGCATTATCACATCAGGATTCCCTACTTTTATTGCTTGTTCAATCTCTTCTTCGGTACTCATTCCAGTACTAATTAAAATCTTAGGATAAAAAGCACGACAACATTCCAATAATTTTAAATCAGTAATTAACGCACTAGGTATTTTTACCATGTTTGTAAAAAACCTCATTTCATCTGCACTATCTATATCCCATACGGAAGGGAACCATTTAATACCTGCTTCAGAGCAATAATCATCTATCTTATCATATTCTTCACAAGTAAATTCAATTCTATGTTTATATTCTAAATAAGTGACTTCAGTTCCATCTTCTAAAATTTTAATTTTATTTTTTTGATCTTCTGGAACACAAATATCAGGATTTCTTTTTTGGAATTTTACATAATCAAATCCTGCAAGTGCTGCTACATTTATTAATTTCCTTGCAACATTTAAATCACCATTATGGTTAATCCCTATTTCAGCTATTAAATTTATTTTATGCATATTTATAACTCCTTAATATTCCAAATATATATATATTCATCATTATTAGGTAAATCAGGAAACTGTTTAAATAAAGAAATATGTTCTCCAAAATTAAATGGAGGTTTTTGTAATTTGCGTAAATACAATTCATTCCATTGTTCTTCTAAGGTTAAGTCTTTTACTTTATTATACCATGCTTTTTCCATAAATAATCTCCTATTTTTGTATAACCTTTCCAGATACAATATTTTTCATTAATTCATATATAAAATCATCAGTTTTTAAATTATCATATTTTTTAAATAAATCGTAAATATATTTTGTATTTTCTAATATATTATGTCCATCTTCTGTTTTACCTTTATTTATTATATTTCCCTGTCTTCTAATTTTATCAGGTAAATACCCATCTAAATATTCGCTATAATCATCATGTTTAAATACTTTATTTTTACTAATAAAAAAATCAATTCCAGTGAGATATAATTCTTTTGGATTTGCTTTTATTAAATCAGTTATAATAAAAGCACCCATTAAAGCACCATATACCTGAGAATGTACGTCTTTTATAACACGACGTAAAGATCTAACATTAATATATTTGGAATAAGTCTCGTCATCTTTTTTATCTAATGTTTTCATACATAACCATTTAACACCTTTTTTAACAAAAGTTTTACAAGGAAAAGGTCTCATTTCCCTAGCAAATTGAACGTTGGTATATAAAACATCAATACGTCTTCCATAATCTTTATAATATTTGTCTTTATCAAAAAACACAGAACCATTGGTTTTAACAACAATATCAAAATTATCTATTTCTTTCCCTTTACCCATTCCTTGAATATTAGGACATGCTCCAACAAAACAAACTCGTTTCCCTTTAATATACTCTTTAAAAAAATTATCCACTGATTGACCCCATTTATTTAATTCTTTTAAACTCATTTAATTAACCTATATATTTTATTTTCTAAAGTATTAATTATTCTATGTATCTCATCATCTACTTCCCTAGATGAAACATATATTTCTTTTTGATTAGCAAAATCACGCATTCTAGTTAATAATAATTCTAAGATTTCATGAAAACATGTTTTAGATATATCATCTTTTGTTATATCAGATTCTATCCATTTTTTACCATAAGTAATGGTTGCCCTAAAACCACACCCAACACCTTGCTCATAAAAAGGGTTGGTCCAACAGGAAGCTTCATATTTATCAGTTTCATATTGTTTTATAGATAAATCCCAAAAATGCAATCCAAAAAAATCATAAAATCGTTTTACCTCCGATTCAAAATATTTTATTTTTTCAATTTTAGTCATCATTTCTCCAAATATATATATATCCAATTTTCATCTGCTAAAAATAACCAATCTTTAATATTTTTAGTTTTAACAAAATCAATAAATATTCTTTTCCATTCTTTAACAGATTTTAAATTACAATGAACTTTATTATTGCCTTTCTTTTTCTGATCTCTTTTAATTTCATGTATAGCAATGGTCATATAAATATATTTATTAGAAACTCGATATATTTCATCCATTACATCTTTTTCTAATTCAACAAGAATATGTTCCATTCCATCCTGATGAATTACAACATCAAAAGAATTATCTTTAAAAGGCATTTTATCAGCACTACAACAATGAGTTATAATTTCTTTGGTAACATGCTTTAAAGCTTCTTTAGAAATATCAATTCCTGTTCCTTCAATATGTTTATAATTATTTTTAAAAAAGTCTATCATAAAACCTTTACCACAACCAATATCTAATAAAGTTTTAGAATTTAACAATGCTTGTTTTATTCGCATATGTAATTTATCATTTGCTTTTTTAAATGCTTTTGCTCTGCCAGTTTTTCCTCCATATTTAAGTTCCTCTTTATGAAGTTTATTATATTTAGCTCGTTCTTTCTTTAGTAATTCATTTTTATTCATTACGGTTTCTCCATAATAGTTTTTCTTTCTGAAGGATCAGATTTCAATATAGCAGTATCGGTATAAAAAGAATCGCCTCTTATATGTGTTGTGCTGATTTCTTCAAATATAACCCCTTCTATCGTTGTGAAACTATGTTTTCTATATCTTTCAACTAGAAATAAATCACCTTTTTTTAATTCATAAGTTTTTCCTTCAACTATCAATTTCATATCACCCCATAATATTTGGAATGTTTCTTCTTTATTTTTATGAAAATGTTCAGGATGTTCTTGTTTAGGTGATTGAATTATTAGTTTTTTACAATATTCTCTATTAATTAAATCAATTATAATAGCGCCGTATTCTTTAAATTTATCAAATCCATAATGATGTGATAATTGTATTTCATAAGTTTTTCCTATATCAATACCTGCTTCAGTAAGCATTCCTTTAACTTTATGAATATATCTTCTTGCTTGATCAATTTTATTTTCTTGTATAATTTTTTCACATACAGCACTATCCTTTTGATAATCTTTTGTAGCAATTGTGGTAACTCTGTATCTATTAAAATCACCACTTGTTGTTTGATTAACAAAACAAGGCATTGCATAATATACATCTTCTTTTCTTATAATTTCGCCATTTTTAATTTCTTTATTAACATATACGCCTCTTTGTAATCCTCTAATATTTTCTCTTTCTTCCACCAAAATTGGTTTTTGAGCACAACCACATATTTCAAAAGCATTAAGAATAGACTCAACCCATGGTTTAGCATCATTTGGACTTATAGAATAAGAATTTAAATTTTCTATTCCAATATGTCTTTCAAACATCACAGCTCCTTTAGCAACAGCAATTGCAGAAACAAACCAATTTGTTGCTTTTTCATGTCCAGAATAACCTATATCTACATCCACATACCTCTTTTTCATTTTATCAATAAAATTCATATGAAGATATTCGTTTTCAGTTGGGTATAAAGAAACACAATGAAATAAAGAAAAAGGAATATCTTTATGTTTAAAAAAACTAACCACACTATCAATTTCTTCTATTGCATGTCCGCCAGTTGAAATTATAAGCTCTTTATTAGTTTTAGAAATCCTATCCAATAAACTCCAATCAGTCATGGAACACGAAGCTACTTTAATAAAATCTACATTTGCTTTTTCACACAAGGTAACGGAATTTTCATCAAAGGGAGTTGCACCAACTAATAAATCCTTATTTCTTGCATAATCGGCTAACATTAAAAATACATCTTTAGATAGCTTAGTTGATTCAAATCTTTTAATATGTTTAATCTTTTCATTGCCTCTATAATCTTTATGTATAAAAGTTTCAAGATCTCTATATTGGAATTTTATAGCACTTAAAATACTATATTTTTCAGATATTTCAGACACCATATCAATTATCTGTTTAGCAAAATCAACTTTACCATTATGATTATTTGCCATTTCCCAAATGAATAAAGGTTCAGTTCTCATAAATTCAAACTCCTATTTAATTCTTTAATTCTAAGTTCATACCTACAAATTTTAACAGGAGTAAGCTCATTAACTCCTAAATAATTATGATGAATATAAAAATAAATAGACTTTCCTTCTCTAACAATTCCATTTATTGCTTGTTCTTGATTTTTTGGTTTTTTATTTAACAATGAAACTTTCTTTTTAAATATTTCATCAGTTACTTCCCAATTTATACCATCATAGGATTTCATAATCTTAATACAACCATTTCCTCCTTTTTCAGGAAAGAAGGGAACCATTCCAATAAATAATTTATCATTATCAGGATGTTTCATAAATACCGGAGAATAATAATTATCACTTTCTGGATCATGCCCATCAACATTTATAGATTTAAATTCAGACCAGTTAATTAAATCTTTAGAGGTTGCATACTGTACAAACCTTATACCCCATCTTATATTTTTTCTTACCCATAAAATATAACGTTTTATTTGACTATCATATAAACATGTCAAATGCCCATCAAACTCTGTGGATTTTCCCCATTCCAGAGCTGACCAGAATCCCGGATGTTTAGGTAAAATTGCTTTTATAATAGGTTCTTTTTCAACCAAATCCCATTTTATACCATCTTTAGATTTTAATAAATACAGGCCGTCAACATGATTTAAAGTTCCTTTTGCTAATAGTTTTTCTCTAGTTCCTTCCCATCTTACAGAATCTTTTATATAAGGTGTATTAAATCTTTCAAGGAAAGCTTTTTTAAACTCTTCAAAATCTGTAATATCACGCCATCGTTGTTGATGTTTCCAGCTGTCAACACCACCTATTGCAAATAAACATTTTTTATCTTTATCATGAAACGGATAAAAATTATGAGATATTCCACTTCCCTTAATAACAAGTTTAGGTTTTAAATTAAAAGTTTTTCCATTATCATGGCTTTCATAAAAAATAGTTTGGTTTTTTCTATTCCATTCATTAACATACATCCGGACTATACCATCAAGACATTTTATAACAGAATGATAGAGAACTGTTCTATTTTCAGCTTTGTATATAATATTTTCTTTTACAAAATTCATTTTTACCTCTTAAATATTAAAAAGCCATCATTATTTTTAAATAATAATGTTAAACCATAACTTATAAATTTTTTAATCCAACTATTTATTGACATTACAGTTAAATGTAAATTTTTAATTTTTGGAAAATCTTCTCTATAAAATTCTTTTGCTTTTTGTAAATGAGAAATATTCCCTTCTACATGATCACAAACTTTTATAAAAAATAAATTTTTACAAACTCTTATCATTTCTTTAATGCCTTTATCTAAATCATCAGGATGTAAATGCTCAAACATATCACATGTGAAAATAGAATCAAAAAATTTATCTTTAAAAGGTATATCTAAAATACTGCCCTCTACACAATTTATAATTCCAAAAACATCACATGCATATCTAATCGCAATTTTAGAAACATCTATTCCAAAACCACTTTTACCATTTTTTTGAAAAACCTGTAAAGCTAAACCATTACTACATCCTATTTCAAGAACACTATTAAATTCATTCCGATATTTTTTTACTGCCTTAGTTGCATAGTCAACACCATGATTTTTTGCTTTATCGTGATACCCTATTTGATACAACTTATCATATATATTATAATAATCTACACTCATAATTTTATTAACCAACTTGTATCCCTAAATATAAAATCAGGTTTTTTAAATTCATCAACAGCAGGCTGCACTCCTGGATGATGTTTGTTTTTATAATCATGTCCTCCAATAAAACCACCTTTTTTAATTTTTGGTAACCATAATTCAATGTCTTCTTTTACACCTTCACAAGTATGTAATCCATCAATGTACACAAAATCTAAAGAATTATCATCAAACAACTTGACTGCCTTCTTGCTGGACATTTTATTCTTAATAATATTACCTTGTTTTATAGCAAGTTCCTCAAATTGAGACTCAACAATAGACATTGGTGTTTGAAAACTTGCAGCATCTTTGTCATCATATCCATTTTCCCACGGATCTACAGCATAAACAACTTCAAAATTATTTGAAAATATTTCAGTTGAATCACCAACATAGCAACCTATTTCAACCATTCGTTTTCGTTGTTCTTTTGGTATTTTGTTAATCAAATCTTGCAATCCTATTTTTGCAAACTTAGCATTTCTAATAGAAATTTTATTCATAATGATTTTCCTTTATTTTCTTTTCTAATTTTATAATCTAAATAAACAAAAACAATCAAACCAAACATTAATACAAAACTATTAGCTATTATTAAATCTATAAAGCCTTTCATTATTAAATTCCTTTTCTTTTATTATTTATCATTATAAATATATCCTTTCATTTTTTATAATACCATTCCCACCAGATTTTTTCTAATTCTTCATAACCCTTTTCATTTTTAGAAATTCTATTATGCTCTTGCCATGGCTTTAATCCTACATAATGAATAATTGCAGGATTATTAATAATATGTTTATATCGTTTGGTACCTAACATCCTTTTTTCTACATTATACCTTTTATTAACATAATCGTATTTATTATAAAAATACAAATTCATGGTCTTCTGTTCTGGCATGGAATAACCTACTTGTGCTAATTGAACTAAAGTATTGTACGTTTGTTTATTTAGATATTCTGAACCAACAATAAATAATCCAGAATTTATTTGATTACCTAATCTATCTTTTCGTCTATTATAACCTTTTACACCAGTAATACCATTACTTGTTTTATAAAATAAATCTTTTAAATTATCCAATACCACCATATCCACATCTATAGAAAGAATTTTATCATATTCATATAAAGAAAAGACATCTAAAAAATAATAAGTATTTCTTAATTTTGGATGAGTGGCATTAAAATTTACATCTTTATATTTATCATAATTAGGTTTTCTAAAAATTACCTTATTGTACATTTTTTTACATGCATTTTTTATATTAGGAGACAAACCCAAATCCAAAATCACAAAATCCAAATCAAACCATTTGTTATGATATAAAAAAGATTTCATAAAAGTACGAAAACCAATATAAAAATCATCAGATAGTATTGTGAACATTGCTATTTTCATATTTGATTATTCTCCAAATCTTTTTTATAATCCACATCAATAGGTTTTTCAATTGGAAAAAATATTGTGTTTTCATTATAGAGATTTTTATTTAAATTTTTTAATTCATCAACATAAGAAATAAAAACATAATGACTAATCATAAAAACTTTTTTGTAATCTTGTCTTCTATACAAATTATGCTGAAATATTTGACTACCTTTATTATCTTTTTCTTCATACATCATTAAATAAGGAGTTTCATCAGTTTCATATTTACATAACAAACTTTTTGCATGAGATAAGGTGAAAAAAGAATATACTTTTGAAATATCACTCCAAGTTCTAAATGGATAAGTTAAGTATAATAAAATAATAATATCTTTTTTATTAATATCAAATTGATTTACCACATCTAATAAAACATCTTTGGTGGAAGCATGATCATCTGCTAATTTATCATCTCTACACAAAACATTATAGCCGCATTGCATTGCTTCTTCCATAATAATTTCATCATCTGTAGAAACAATTACATTCTTCATACCCATAGGAATGCTATCAAAGGTACAATTCATTAATTTCTGATTCTTTAAAGGAAAACCTTTACTACCTTTGCGTGCCGGAATAACGAAATAAATATTATTTTTCATTTAATACCTCTTTTATATCTCTATAATCAAAAGTAGAAATTCGACTTATTGAACTGCAATTAAATACTCTATTTTTATATTGTTTAAATTTTTCAAAATGCACAACACATTTATTCATTTTTCTTTCATCATATTTTTTATTTTTAGTAAAGTCATCTTTAAAAAAATAATTTTCTTTTTCTGGATTTAAATCAAATCCAAGTAAAAATATTCTTTTAGCGTTCATAATTATACCTAAATTTAATCCAGCTAATCCAGCCAATTCTCCACAAAATAAACCCATCACTATATCGTTTTGTGGTTTAATCCTGTGAATTGGAAAAGTATAAAATTTATTTTTTGTACCAATTGAAGGAGCGTACCCTGTTCTATAAGAAGCAAAAATAATACCTTTAAATTTGTCAATATCATCCTTGCATTCAGTAACAAATTTTTTATCTAAAAATAATAAATAATCTGCATCAGAATAATAACGTAAACTATGATTTAAGACCATAGTTTTTTTATTTTTTAATTTATTAAAATCAAAACCTTTTAAACTTGGACCGCTCCCTATAATAAACAAATCTTGGTTTTGTAACAAATTTTTTATCTCTTTAGTTTTATACACTTTTAACCTCTTCATTGTAGTAGCTGTCTGTTCAGTAGGTAAAAAAACTTCAGTATTTTGAATCAATTCAATACATTTCTGCAAAGGTAATTTAACGGGTTTATTTCCTTCTACCCTTATATGTTTTCCTTTAAAAAAAACATCATAAGGTTTATCTCCTTGATATGTTACTTCTCCATATTGCATTATAAATCCTGTATATCTACCGTTTCTGTATCAATATAAGTTCCATTATGCGGAAATGTAGCATCACCAAGTCTCATATCTTTTTGTTACACCACACTGCCTAGAAATTCTGCATTTCCACTTGCAACTTATATATCATCACCATCAAATGTATAATTGCTTTCATCATCAAAAGGATATGTAATTGTTAAACTCATCTATTCCACCTCTACATCTTTATAGAATTCAATACTCATTTCAGCACCTGCAACAAAACCTATTGATCTATGCGCTTCATCTTCCAATTCTAATACATCTATTAAAATGTCATATCCTGGAATAATACCATTAACAACATCACCCAAAGTTCTATCTGAAATAATACCAGTCCATAAATCTTTCTGAAATTCCATTATACCTTTATGATCTTCATTTCCCATAACTGCTATATTTTGCTCTATTGCTTTGGTTGCAAATTGTATTGAAATTGCATATATTCTACGTTCCATCTGTTTAAACGGAATATTATCTACCTGTTCAATTCTAATACTTGTTGGTGCTAAATTGTAAAAAGGAAAATTATCTATTTTCACTAAAGTATAAGGATCATTTGCAATATATCCAGAATTGGATGCATAATATAATGTGTCATAATTTTTTAATTGATTTGCCAATGCTTCTAATACATCTTTCATATTATTATCTCATACTTAAATTCTTTATTTTTATCATAAGGTATGTATCTAAATGACATATCTGAATTAGTTGATTTTTCATAATAATAATTAATCACTAAATTTCTTTTTATAAAATAATCATAAACTGTCATTTTTATACCTCTTAATACCTTATAGTATTTATAGCAGGTAAAGTACAATGACAAAAACTCCTTTCCTTATTAGGACAATACTCACATGGATTTTTCTCTATTGAAGTTTCAGTCATATCACTTACAACATAATATTCATATTCAGAAACTGGTTTTATTTCAAAATTAACAATACTCATTTTTTTACTCCTTTTGTTAAAGCATTTCTTAACCATATATAAGTGAAACTATTATAAGATCCACTTTTAAATTGCTTTACATCAAAACTTAAAAAACTATTTACTCTAAATGCTACATTTTTATAAATAGGTCGTACTTTATTAAAATATCTAGCATACTTCTGACCTTTTTTATTCCTAACATAACTTTCATTTACTCGCCAAAATAAAATTTTTCTGGTATATTTTTTCTTAGCTGAAGTTCCAGATCCTTCTCTTAATTTTCCAGTCATAACACCTATACCGCTAGAAAAACCCTTTTTTATTTTCCACGCTTTATAACTAGGCTTTAACTTTTTCCATCTTTTAGCTACATCACTTTCACTTCTAAATTGCCAATCTACAAATTCAGTTATTTTTGGAGTCATTGCTTTCCATAATGGTTTAGCATTTCCTGATCCTTTTTTAATTCGTTCTAACCAAGCAATAACTGCATCTTTATTTTCTAAATCAATTCTTATCTTCATTTATTCCAATGCCTGTCCAAAATTCATAAATTACCCCTTTAACTTGTTTCCGTTATTCTATCATCTAATAAATAATCTTCTTCATCTTCAAACTTAGGTATTCCTTTACCCGGATATAATTTAATATTACTTGCTGTTCTAGCAGGATAATCTTTCGGTTGTATTGTTGTTTCTTCAGTTAGAACTATATCTCCCTTTAATATTTTATTTATCAGTTTATCATATTTTTTTCTGTAATAATCAATATCAGAAATCTCATCCACTTTTCTCTGAACACTAAAAACTTTAATTAAAGTTAATTCCATAGATTTATATATCGCTAATAAATAAACCACCTTTGAAGTTGAAGAGATTGAATCTAAATCAGCTTCACTTATAATAGAACTCAAATCAACTTTAATTTCATTTTCAGCTTCAGTAATTCTGCCTTCAATCTCTTCATCACTAAGATCAATTTCCTTTTTGATTGCGTTATTAAATCCTCTTACTTCTCCTGCTGTACAATAAGCCATTATAAACCTCTTATAATTTTACTTTACGTCTTTTTAGACGTAAAGTAAATATAAATTTTTAACTTATCACATCTTGTAATAAATACCAATTTTTTAATTCTGCTTCTAATAAATCATAATCCCATTCTACAAGTATTTTAGTACCATTTGGGTCTTTAACTTTTTCTTTAGAAACTTTTAATGAATCATATTCCATAGTTAAGATACCAAATTGATCTTCAACATTTGTTGATACAGGAACATAACCAATTAAACAATCTTTTCCCCAAGCTGCTTCAACTGATTTAGTCTGCCCTTTATTTGAATTATTAATACGCCCAGAACTAATTACAACTTTCAGTCCTTTAATATATGGTGGAAGTCCTACAAGTTTCATCACTTGTTGTTGGAACTGAGAAGTAATTACTTCCATGCCATATTGATATTGCAAAGTATCTTTAATAAAAGTCATATTTGCTGCGTATAAAGCTGCTTGAAAAGGAATTACTATAGTATTGGCCATAGAACCAGTATTAGCATAAATAGCATTAACTGCTGTAATAATACTAGCTTCTAAATCAGGTGCAGTTGAATCCCATCTTGCAGTTCCTGTTAATGCTGTTGTTTGAGTTACTTTGGTTGGATCAGTTAGTACATCAGCAGTCCTTTTCTCATGTTTAAGTTTTAATCTATGAGTTAGTTTTATAGTTTCTCTTTTTTCTGCTTTTACGATTTTTTCAGCATTATTTGCTTCTTTATCAGATATTACAGAATTAAGAGCTTTTCTGGTGGTTCTGTAGCTGTAAGGATCACCCACTCCAAAATCTACACCATTTGATGCAGTTTCTTCCGCTTCATCATTTACTTGATTTATAGCATCGTCTGCATCTACAAAAACTTTATCCGAATAATTATCCACTGATTTTATAGGGGCTACAACTTCACCAATCATATTACCTACTGGATACGCAAGAGCTAAATCAGTTAAATATCTATCATATCTTGTTTTTCCGTATGTCGCCATTTTTATTCCTCCTTATTTTATGATGATGTATGGTCGCCAACAAAGAAGCGATCAATAATAACTGGAATAACATCACCGTCAGCCCACGCTTTTGTTGCAAAACCTAATACATACACACCATCAGTACCGTCATGACGAATACCCTCTCCACTAGCATTAGACATAACTCTATCACCCCTAACACCAGCACCTGCCATTTTTACAAAAACTATACCACTGTATTTTACCGCCATTTGCTTATTTGTAGTTGAATAACCATCCGCTCCATTTTCAGAACCATTACCAGCTACACCTAATGGAAAAACAGTACCACCCGCTGCATTTATAATACCATCAGTTGCTGTTCCATTAGATACAATCGTATATTTAGCAATTGTTGCTTCTGCTACACCATTTAAGGTCTTAACATCTCTTTCTTCACCTTGTCCACCTGTCCAAGCCATAATTTACCTCCTATATTCCTACAACTTCGCCAGCTTTACTTAAAGCCTCAAACCGCGACATACCTTCAGCCATGTACTCTTTTACAAGTTTTTGAACTTTCTTGTATCTATCGTCTGAAGGTGCTGATTGTCTTGTTTTAGTTCTTTCAGCAAAATCAACTTTGTTAGGATAATTTTTGAAGAAATTTTCAATCACACTAACTAAAGGTTTTTCAGCAGTTACAATTTCACCATCAACTTCTTCTGAAAACATAATTGTGTTTTCACTAAGTTCTGATAAAAGAACTGGTTTAAAATGATTAATCACTGCAGAAGGAACACCTTCTAATAAAGCACTTTTACAAATAGATTCAACTTTCTTTTCACGAGCATCATCGTTAATTTTTTTAATCTGCTCACTAAAAGTTTTAGTTTCTTGCTCTTTTGTAATAAGCTGTCCTTTCAGTTCATTAATCTGTGCTTCAAAACTTTTTTTAATGCCTTCCATTTCCGACATTGTAACCACTTGCTCATTTTGTGTAGTTGCTACTTTTTGCTCTGGTTTTAATGTCTCTTCTTTTTTTCCAAAAATATCAGAAAATTTAGCAACAACTCTATCCACGATACCAGTAGTTGTTTCTTCACTAAGTTGTACATCTTTTACTTGTACCTCAGTATCTTGTTTTTTCTTAGGATCCATAATGGGTTCTCCTTCGTATATAAAATTTCCACCAAAACCAGGAGCCTCGCTCATGTGCACATCCGAGATGTGTTTAAGAGATGGATTGTTTGTTAGACTAATTGCTTTAATAAATTTCTTTCCAGTATTTTTATAATTAAAAACTATTTCTGGAGATATGGTTTTAAAAAACTTACCACCAAATAACATTTCTTTCAATACAGTAGGAATTTTCTTTATGTCCGCAAATATACTTTTTCCTTTCTTTCTTAAATTATGTATATATCCTAAATTAGGTAATTCTTCACCTAATGGAATATTCTTTGCTTGGAATAATTCTTTTAATAATAATTGCTGTCCTGAATGACTTAACTTTACATTAGGTTCGTCTACCTCATTATATTCTGCATACATTTCCAACATTTCATCTAAATCATCTTCAGTAAATTTAATTTTATGGCTGTTGGGTAAAAGATTAAATATTTCTATTCCTTCTATATCAGAATAATCGCCATTAAATAATTCCGCTATTTCAGTAAACTCTTTTGTATTTTTACTTTTTTCAGCAAACATAATTAACCTCCTATTTCACTAAATGTTTTACCTTGTATCTTATTACCTAATTTTGCAGTAACGGCTTGTACTGTTATAGGTCTATTATTTTTCATTGTTAAATCTGTTTGTTCAAAAGCTGGACTATCAATTTCCTCTTTAGTTATAGGCAACCAAACCGACCTACAATTGTAATGTATTGGTGTTGCGTATTCACTAAGTATAGGTGATCCTTCTTCAACTATTAATCCACCCTCACCATATTGTGTATATAACGCAGTGCATATCTCACTAGTACGTCTATCCAATATAGCTGAAAACTGAAATCGTTGTATTTCTTTTTCTGGTTTTAATACACCTTGTTTTATTAATTTTTTATTTAATAATAAATAATCTGCATTACTTTTATTCAAAGTAAAACCCATTTCAGTTCCAGCTAATGTTGTTAATTTGGCAGATATAAAATTCCTAAATACTTGAGTAACACTATTTAATAATTCAGGTTTAGATAACTGTGAAGAGATATCACGTGCTATTTGATACCTAATAGCAGTTTCTAAATCATTACTTAATTTAATACTTAAAAGATCCGCTCTAAAATTTATAAATTGATTAGGAGTTTCAGTAACCGCAAAATTCTTTTTCTTTTCTACACCTTGTTTAAAATTATCAAATGAAAAATTATAAATATTATTTAAATAATTTTTCATTATTTTTTTTATCTTGCCTTTGCTAATCACAATACCATTAGCAACATTAATAAATTTATCAGTGATATAATTCTTATCTAAATATTTTTTTATTCTATCTGCTTGCGCTAATAATTCTTCAGTTAAACTTATTTGAAACTTTTCCGATTCCTCATTTAAAAAAGAATCTAATTCAGATAGATTAAATTGTTTTTCCCTTTTACTTAAAACAAGTTCTCTTGCTGCAAACTTTTCTTCTTCACTTTTTTCTTTGGCTTTCTTAACCTCTTCAATTCCTTCTCCTTCTCCTTGCTCCTCGGTTTGGGTTTCTTTTTCGGTCTGTAACCTATCATCCACAACCTCCATTTCTTCAAGTTCTTTTCTTTCCTCTAAAGGAATACCTGTTTTATCAATTAGCCATTGTTGTTCTGGGAATTCTTTACCTTGTTCAACTAATTTTTCTACAATCTTATTTGCTGTATATTTACTATCATCATCTAATTTTCCTGATCTAACATGACCTTCTACACTATCACCCCAATTTAATTTAATAAAAGGTTGTACCAAATATTTATCGATAGTATCTACGATATGATCATATAAATCTTGCTTACGCATAATAAACAAACCTTGAAATGCTTCTATACTAGAACGTGCTCCAACTTCACCTTGTGTTAGTGCTTTTTCTGGAATAACAAAACCTCTTAAAATAGTTTCATCTAAATATTGTGCTCTACTTAAAAATGGATCTGTGTGATCAGCGCCTTCTAATATTTTTATATCCCATTGATAATTTCCATTTGCATCTCTACCAGACGGTAAAGCTATATGAGTTCCTTCCATAACACCGTCCAATAAATCTAACATAATATCTTGATTATCTATATCAACTCCGTTTTCATTTGATTTACCTATTGGGTAACGTCCTTCAAATAAACCTGTTCCTTTTCTTTCTAACCATCTCATATGGAATTGTCTGTTTATATTTGCATCGTACCAAAATGGATAAATAGGTTCTTGTGCTGATATTCCATAAAAATTACCTGATTCTAAATTATGGGTAAAAACTAAAGCTTTTTTATCTTCTGCTAAACATTTCCTAGCTTCTTCTGAATCTTGAATAAATCCTCTAAATCTACCAGTATCAGGTGTAATTAATATTTCTATAGTTTCCCCATCCAATCCTTTAGGTTGTTTTAATAATACACCTTCGTATGTTTTTTCTGTTTCATTCTTATCTTTATATTTTATTACTCCAGGTTCCCACCTAACTTCCATTGCTTTAAAACCAAAATCTACACTCTCGGTTGCTTCTTTTATAAGTTTTCGCCAAATCTTTCCAAAAACTTTTTCAGTAATAATTCTAATATCTTCATCTTCAAATTCATATGTAGGTGGAATATCCGCTAATCCTAATTTAAGGAAGTTCAATCCCATCCAACACATAGGATACATTCTCATCTTTTTATATTGTTCTACAGTTCTTTCAGAACTGTAGAATAGGATATCTGATAATGTGTGATATCTATCACCGTATCTTGTTAATTCTTTTGTTAATATTGATTTAGGCATTTTGATCACCAATTGTTTTCATCATTCTTGTAGTACAATCTGAACATTCGTAATAATAATTAAATATTTTAAATATAGCACCCCCACATGTAGGACACACTTGTTTATATCTGGGTTCTATCTTTTTCTCTTTTTGTAGTTCTTTTGTTGTTTCCTTTATATCTATTTCCATTTCGGGCATCCCCATTCACATTTTATTGTATTTTTCATATCATCAAAATCTTTTATAAAATCAGGATCCATTATCACTTCTTCAAGTAGGCAAATTACTTACCTTGCTTCTACTTCTTATTCTTCTATGTTGCTTTATTGTACTAGGCGCTGGAACTACAATTCTTTTCTTACAATGTGTATATATACCGTACCTCTTACCATCCATTAAATGGTCGTTCAACTTAACTGGTTCATCTAAATCATTTCCATCTTTATCCGTTTTCCAACAATAACTTCCTGCTTCTTTTTTTAAATTATCAGAATCTGAATGATAATATATCTCTAATTCTTTCACAAATAATATACCATCTTTTACATTTTTATCTGCCGGCTTAGCGTTAAACCCTGCGTTACAAATGTCTTGAATTCTATCAGGTTCTGCGTTATCGCAGTAAATTGGATCATTAGAACTTATTTTAAATGTTTTTATCTTTTCTATCAGTTGTGAGTTTGTAAGATGTGTTTCATATATCAATTCTTTAACTAAAAATCTATTATCTTTTATTTTAATTTCAACCAAAGCGGAAGGAACATTATACCCAAAATCCAAACCGTATATTGTTTCATCTGGGTATTTAAAGAAATCTAAAATAGTTTGATCTGCTATTGTATAATTATCATAACAAACACCTTTTAAAGAACCCCAATTTCCTAAACAATAAACATTATATAAACTCATATTAGAATCTTTTAAAGACTCTAAATCTCTTACATATTCGGGATCTTTTTTTATTAAATATTCATTGTCATAAATATTGGTTTTAATTTTTCTAACATCATTAACGTTTCTAATAAAAAAACGATCATATAACCAACTAGTAGTTCCTACTGGATTAAAGGAACATATTATTTGCGATAATCCTCCTTTGCCTCCTCTAAGTCTTCTTTTTAATTCTTCATATGATTCTTCTATTATTTCATGTGCTTCTTCTATCCATATTACATCAACATTTGTTAATGATTTTACTTTTTCTATATCTTTAATATTATTTATGGATATGAAAATAAATTGAGAATCAAAAGGTAAATGCATCACCGATTCGGATTTATTTAATTTTATAGGAATATTAAATAAAGAAGCTCTTTCACTTATTATAGGAATGCATGTTTTTTTAATAGAAGGTAAGGTTTTTCTAACAATAACTGTTTTTGTAGCTTTTTTCCATCTAATGCTATTTAATAACAATTTATCAGACACGGAGTATGATTTTCCAGCACCAGCGCCACCATAAAACAATAGCTCCCGGCTATTATCTTTGAAAAATTGTTGATGTTTTTTGTTTAAATATCTCTGCATACTATTCTGATTCCACGGTATCGTCGTCCATATCGTGGTTAGGGTCAGGCAGAAAATCATTTTGTATATTAAGCTCAAGGTGAAAAATACCTCCCTCACTGTGCTTATCATCTATCAATTTATTTATTTTAGATAGTAATTCTAATGCTTTTGTTTTGTTATGTAATTTAAATTTAGTAACTTTTCCACTATCTAAATCAATAGATTCTATTCCACTAGTATCTACTTCAGAAAGGTCTTTAAATTGGAGTTTCTTTTCTTGTTTATTATTAGTAGGATTTTTCTTTTCTACAGTTTCTATATATTCGCCTATATCATTAAATGCTATTTTTTCTATTTCTTTTATAGTTTTAACAGCTGATTCTTTTCTATCTCCAAGTATTTTGTTTAGTTCTTTTCTAATAGCTTTTAAAATAGTAGGTTTACGTAAGTTTTGTCTTCCAGTCACATCAGCTGTTTTTTTACTATAGCCTGCATTTCTTGCTGCTTGTGCTGCATTAAATAATTTTAAATATTCATATATAAAAAGTTGTTGCTTTACTGTAAGCTTTATTTCCTGCTCCATATTTTATATAAACCTTCCTTATCAAAACTAATATAATAATAATATTATTATTAGTAAAGTATTTTTTTCTCTCAATTATTAGTTAAAACCAACTATATTAGTTTTTAAGAAAGGAAGAGTAAGGTGGGTAGGATAAAGGAAACACCTTACTCTTTTTATGTAAGACTATATGAAAAAAGAAATTATATAGTATAATAATTGTTATTATCAGTCAATAATTTCTTTCTTTGCTTCTTGCCAGTAAAATTCTTTGCATTTCACTATTTTAGGATGATATATTTCGTGTTTTAATATTTGATTGTATTTATTACAAACATGCATGTTTTCAGAATCTTTTAATAACTTCTGATCTTTTTCCTTTGGTTCTAAATAAAAACAATTATCAGGACAAAATTTTTCCATTATTACTTCCTTTTTTTTTACCACATTCAAGACATTTAAAATCATACATTCATTTTACTCCTTATCATTCGTAATAACTTAACCAAAATAATAATACCAATAAAAACTTTCCAATCATATTGAAGTACAAACCAAGAAAATAAAATAGAAATAAGCAATATAAATATAAATATCAACATCCCTTTTTGGATAAAAACATCCCTTTTTGGATATTTTTCTATTGTATTCTTTTCTATTGTATTCTTTTCATTTTTCATTCATCGCCATCGCCAGAACCATCGCCATCGCCAGAACCATATCCAGAACCATAGCCAGAACCATCGCCATCGCCAGAACCAGCGCCAAAGCCATTGCCAAAGCCATTGCCAAAGCCAGAACCATCGCCAAAGCCAAAGCCAGAACCATCGCCAGAACCATCGCCATCGCCAGAACCATATCCAGAACCATAGCCAGAACCATAGCCAGAACCATAGCCAGAACCATATCCAGAACCATAGCCAGAACCATCGCCAGAACCATTGCCAGAACCATCGCCAGAACCATTGCCATAATTATTTAGTTCCATTTTTTTCTCCGCTATAATTTTTTCTTAAAACCAGAACCAGCGCCAGAACCATAGCCAAAACCAGAACCAGCGCCAGAACCAAAGCCATCGCCAGAACCATAGCCAGAACCATTGCCATCGCCAGAACCATTGCCAGAACCATCGCCATAGCCAAAGCCATTGCTATTGCCATAGCCAGAACCATAGCCAAAACCAGAACCATCGCCATAGCCATCGCCAGAACCATTGCCAGAACCATCGCCATCGCCAGAACCATTGCCGTCTATTCTACCCATATTTTCACTCCTTTGATAGATTGTTGTGCTACTATTGTACAAGGAATAATTTCTATTGCTTCAGTCAATATGATAGAATTAACTTCGCAAGGGAACTTACACTCATCAGGTTTGCTTGTCCCTTCCTGCGAAAGCTGTGAAAGACTAGCAGCGCCTTCCCACCACCATATTCTTCTAGCATCAAACAACTCGACTTCTTTTCCATCTCTACGGTTAAGATACCCAGCAAATACCCCAGCTGAATAAGTTCTCACTATAACATACTGCAAACCATTTAATCTTTCAGCCTCTTCAAAATTAGACTCTGCAACACTGGCCTTTGGTACATACTGCACTCCATTTACTTCAATTTCGTTAATCTTTGTTTTATCCATTATCTTTTAACCTCCTTTACTTATTTACTTATTTATTAACTAATTTAATACTGAAACAACTAACAGTGCATTCTATTAATCGCATCTTCTATTATAAAAATTTCATTTACATAATAAAGTATTTGTTCTTTAATCTTTTCAATCACTTTATCTTGTTCTTGAATAATCCTCATTCCAATAACTCCTTATCTTCTTTATATAAAGCATATACTAAATTTACATTCTCTTTAAATTCAGAAAATAAAGCACCCGATCTATTTAACTCTTCTTGAAACAATTGACCAAATTTTTCAGAATATACATGCATCTTCAACAATTTACTTTTATAAATACGACGCATTCTTTTTGCTTCTCTATTTTCTTTTTCTAAAATTGAAACCCTATGCTCATTAAATTTAATAATAGAATTCAACAATTTCAATTTTTCTTCATATTCAAAAACAACATCATCCAATTCATATTTAAAAGTTCTTTTACATTCTTTAATTGTGTCTTTACGTTCTTTTTGTACTTCAATTGCTACTCTTTTATTTTCCTGTTTTTTTATTTCTTGTTTAAATTTCCTAACTAACCAAACTATTATTCTCATAATTAAACCTCTCAGTACAGTTTTCACAAAGTTCAATTATATAATATTCTTTACCATCTTGAACACAAATATCATATTTAACAGGACTATAGCACATCTGACAAAGAATCACCTGTTCCATTACTCATTCTCCAATACTTTTTTTATATAACAATCCAATTTTTCTTTTATTTTAGTAGGTAAACTTTTTTTAATCTTTGGAAAATTTAAATAAGCGTCTTTAAACTCATCAAATTTTGATGCTAAATAACGGACAGCACTATCATACAAATAAGCTCCTTCAACAGCAGAAAAAAAACATCCTAAATAAATACTAGTTTTACGAAAATAAATTTGAGTTTTCCATTCACTACACGAGAAATTCATATGATGATAAACACCTTTATATTGATTCTGTCCATAATGATTCTTTCTACATCGTTGCACATGATTATACACAACAATATTATTTTCACGACAATCTAAACAATTTCCGTTCTTATGAGTCCATTGATGCTTAAAATCCTTTTTTATAAAAGAACGCAATCTAACAAATTTTTTATTGATATAGCCTAAAACAACACTACTAGAATAAGTTCTCACTAAATACCAAACATATTTAGAAACTTCATCAAAATACTGACTATCAATCAAAGCATATTGATTATTACCGCAATCAATATAACCAATATCTCCTTCAATATAATTCTTTCTTTTCATAATATAGTTAATTCCATTTAATATATTCATCAATATGATGATTTGAATTTTCTTTCCAATCTTCTTTTCCATATGTTTCTGGAAATAAAAATATTAAATCATTTTTATCTTTTATTGATAATGAACCAAATCTAATGCTACTAAAATTTCCTGTTCTTCAATAGATAATTCTTCAAAACCAGACTCTTCTATTATTTCTTTTTGTTCAAAAAAACAAGTAAGATATAAATTTTTGGCATTTAAAGAAAGAGACTCCCAATAAGAAGCTATTTTTATTGCTTTATTTTTTTCTATTGGAATATATACAAAAATAAAAGGTAATTTTTCAATAGGAAACATACCATTCCATTTATCTATTCGGACATTCCAGATTAGTAATTCACCATTTTCCATTTTCTCTCTAAGTTGTTTTTTCTTTATTCGATATTCCTTAATATTTTTACATTTAGCTGTCATAAGTTTATCCGATTTTATAGAACTATATTGAATATAATATATTTTCATAACATACTCCTTAAATATAATTCTCTCCTTATATTAAATTTTTAATATTAATCTGTTTCTTCAAGATAAACCTCATCTATATCATAACCAAATTCATAAGCTTCTTCCAATGCAGTTTTTTGTGCTTCCTGTAAGTCTTCTGCTTCTATTATCCATTCTACATTCTCATAATTAACTTTTACCAAATATTTCATTTTGTTACTCCTTTATTATTTATTATTCATTAACCAAGTTAAATATAATAATAAAGGAATAAAAAGTCAAGTTTTTTTTTAAAAAAAATACTGATTTATTGGATTATTTTAAAAAAATATTAGATTTTTCCTATGATAAAATTCTTCAATCTTACCTCTATTCCATTGTTCTACTGGTCTAAAATAACCAACTACTCTACTATAACATTCCACTGGTACTTTCTTTTGCACTTCCATTCTCTTCTTGTTTATTACTTTTTTCTGCATAAAACCCTCTATTAAATTTGAATTAGAAAAATTACAATCTAATGCATTTATTTTATTAACACTTCATATATTATTTCTCCTTGCCCATTCTGCTATGAGTAAACCGTCTGCGTCTTTTTGTTTTATTATTTCATCAGCTAACATAGGAAATAAACGTATCCCTATATCTTTACTTGCTTTTTTTAATTCTGATTTTCCTTTAATTCCTTTTGGTAGTAATTCCCTTTGCCACTGCTTACTATCTATATAAATATGAGGGACATTTAACCATTCTAAACAAATCAATTGAGCTTCCAAACAACGAACAGCACTAATTGACGCCTTAAATCCTTTTGTGTTAACATAAGGTCTTTCTATTACCGCAATGGTCCTGGTGCAATCAACATGACATTCGAGTAAATCCATAAAAATATTTGTTTGTAGTCTACTAATTCCTTGTTTTGTTTTTGTATAACTCTGTTCAGTTCTAATAGGAGTAGGAAAGAAAATGCTTTCTCTATCACTTATAATACCAATACTTCCCGACACACCATTATCAATACCAACCCAATATTTTCTATAATTCATTTGAGGTCTCCACAAATTCTTTGGTAATTGTGTGTAAACCAATAACAATCAAAATATCAGCAATGGCTTCAGTTAATATATCTTTTTTTAAAGAAGTAATTATCTCCCTAGAATCCGTCTGTAAATCTTTAAATTTTTTAATGGTCTGAAATGTCTGCCAAACGGCATACACTTCTTTAACTTCTTTTTTAGATAAAAGATTTTCAATTTCTTTCATTAATATTTGCTCCGTCTATCAGATTTTATTGCATCTTCCATTTCCTCCCACTTTGCTATGGTTCTAATTTCTAATTCCTTTTCCATTTTAGGATTTTCTTCTATCATTTTTATTAACGCATCCCTACTGTAAGAATCGCCAAAATGCTCTTCAGTTTTCTTTTTTCGCACCTCTTGTTTATCTAACCATTCGCATAACCATTCTACAGACAAATTAGCTTTTCCGGTTTCATCCTTTTTTTCCTTCTTAGCTAATTCATACCACTCATTCTTTTCTAAAAACTCTTTCAAATTTTTTAAATTCTTTTCTTTTCCAGACCACTGGATGGATTTAGAGGCACTCAACAATTCACCTTTCTCACTTCGCAAATTAAATAAATAATCTAAATTACTACCAATGTTATCTATTCCATAATCAAAGTATAAAGAAAAGGAACATTCCCTAAAAGGACGTGGAGTTTTACTTTTATCCAATTTAGCTTTTACAACCAAACCCACAATCTTAGTTTCACCTTTAACAACTTTTTTAATTTTCTGTAAATTTGCCAACCACAAAACACTATGGCAAAAATGATCTAATGCTTTACCTCCACTTCTGGTATATTTTTTAAAGGAAAAAGGATCTATATTTGAACGAACTTGAGAAATAAAAACCAAAGCACCTTTCTTTTTCCAAACTTCTCCGGCCTTCGTCCTAAAAAATTCTTGAGATAAAAATTTAGGAGTTTTCATCCCATAGGTTCCTTTTTCTTTTTTCTCTCTTCCTTTTTCTGCATTTTTAAAACGTTCTTCACTACGTTCATTTAATTCTTCATTACTCAAACCATCCAAAGAATCTATAATATAAACACCACAATCATCTTTTTTTAATTTCTTTAAAAATCGATTTATATTTACATCTAAATTTTCAATTGTTTCTGATTTTAAAGTATCTTCATCCATAATTTCAAAATTATACAGATGTTTTGAATTAAAAGTATATCCATCCTCACAATCATCATAATTCCATTTAAATTTTCCATTCATATCATGGTAATTTTTAGCAAGCACTTCATTTGCACAAAACGTCTTCCCAGAAGATTTATCACCCACAAAATTGATAATGCGTCCTTGCGGAAACCCTAAACCTTCACCGCCGCCAATTGATAAATCTAAAAGAGTGCATCCCGTACGAAAAAAACCTTCATTATTTTTTAACATTTTTTTTGCTTTTTCTACAAAACTCAATTGCACGTTCTAAATCCTCCTTATTTTTAAACATATATCTACCTGCATGTTTTTCCAAAGAAATCCCTAATTTCAAACAAGCATAGTATAATTGATGATAAGTATAACCACTAATTCTAGCTTGTTCAGCTAGAACTAAAGGTGATGTTAAAAGTTCTCCAATTTTTTTCACATCAGGTTCTCTTATATAAAAATGATAACCATCAATTGAAAACAAAAGGTTCTCTTTTTTTAAAAATAAGCGTAGATGTTCCAAATGCATATCAATTCCAAAAGATTCTTTAAGATAAGATAAAGCTTCTTTTATGGTTAAATCTGTCATTAATCCTCCTGGTCTTCCATACAATCATCCCACAATTTACATTTACGACATTCTTTCTTCTTATCGCAATCAGCACCCCATTCATGATCATATGGACACTCTTTTACTTTATTCTTTTTCTTACTAGAAACAACTTTTTCTTCCTCATCCTCATCCTCATCAATTTCAATTTCATCTTCTGTCTCATTCTCATCATCAACTCTAGAATTTTTATTACTTTTCTTTCTCTTCGACGGTTCAACCTCATTCTCATCATCATCGTCTTCATCATCTCCAAGTAAATATATTTTTTCTATTTCTTCATAAGAATGAATTATAAGCAAATCATCAAAACTAACCGTTTCCTCTACCAAATCCTCATCCAATTCTTCTTCTCTATCTAAAAAATCAAATGATTTAAATTCATAAAATTCATTTCCATTCATTGATTTAGACCGAGCACTAAATTTAATAACGGATCCTTCTTCAAGATCGGCAAAAGGTATAATATCTTCACCATTAGCACATTCTCTAGCTTCCTGAATTAATTCTTTTTCAAAAAGAAAATGACTAATTTCCCAAATATGTAAAGATTGAGCTTCTCCTCTTATAATAGGTTGAACATTGTACAATACCCTTCTTTGTGCCTTATCCGCACTAGCATTTTTCTTATCACCTTCATCATATAATTTTTGAACATTCTCGCAAATTGGACAAGGTTTGCCATATGTCTTTTTCGGACATAATATATCCGCATTATTAGGTCCAACATACCTATGAATCCAAATATCTAAAACATAATCCAAATCACCTTTTTCTAAAACTCCAGATTTAACAAGTGGATGTTTTTTTGAAGTAACTTCAAATGGAATAATATTTATTTTATTAATCCCTGATGTCGGTGAAAAAAATTGAGGACTTTCTTCTAATTTTTTAAAATCTAATATACCTATACGTGAAGAACCTCCCTTATCTTTGCTTCTATAAGATTCTTGATATCTACTTTTAGATAATCTTCTTTTCTTTTTTGCCATTATTTTAAACTCCTTTGTTTAAATTTTTTCTTAAATTATTACTAGCTAAATCATTTCCATCATTTCTTTCTTTAGGTGCAGAATAATATTCCTTTATATATAATTGAATCAAATGATCTAACATACTTTTTCTTTGTCTCATACTTTCTTCATTTGCTGCTAATAAATTCATTTCATACTCAGCTTCAATTAATTCTTTTCTAGCTTTTTCAACCTCAGCATTATCAACAACGATTGCTGCAATTGAATTTTCAGTTTTTTTCACATCAGGTTCTATTTCCCCTGATCTGACTTTCAATTGTATTTTTGCTTCAACTCTTTTTAAATTATCTTTAGCTTCGTCTTTAATTTTTTTAGCCATTGCTAATTTTTCAGCATGGTAATGGTACAAATCAGGTTGCTGCTCGCATTCTATTTCCAATTTAAATCGATTAATTTTTAAATCTTCTTTTATATTTCTTTCACTCATTTATTCCTCCATTAAACTTTGATATGCAGCCAAAATAATACCATTTCTACCGGTATTATATGTAGGTTCAGAAAAACATTCTAAAATATTGGCTGCTTTATAATTATCAGTTTTTAATAAAACCGCGGACATATAACCCATAACCGCATATCTTATTTTCTCAGAATCAACTTTTTCTAAATTTCGTAAAACTTTAGCAACTGCATTCCAACTATTTGATTTAAGCAAAATTCTACAAAATTCAATCACTGCAAGTTCCGTATCTTCGCCTGCTTCTAATACATCCAACATCTTTTCTTCATCTTCTAAATTCATTATTTTTTCTAATAAAACTAATGCTTTTCTAGGACTTCCACCTGAATTAGCAGCTAATTTTTTTAGAACCAAAGAATCAATTTGTGTTTTTTCCTTTTTAGATATTCTACGGACGTGTCTGTATAATTCTTCTTCAGCAATTGGTTCCACCTTAATATGTGTTGTTCTCGTTCTAATTGTAGGTAATAATTTTTGTGGGTCAGTGGTGCACAAAAAGAAATAAACATGTGCCGGTGTATCTTCTAATGGTTTCAACATTGCTTGTTGCCAATCTTTAGTAGTGGAATGAACTTCATCAATTATAAAAATCTTAGGATTGCCGTTCATAGTTAAAAATTGCATTCTTTCTATAATATCACGAGCAGTATCAATTCCTCTATTATTAGCGGTATTCACTTCTTCAATACTTAATTCATCAGCACCTAATTCCTTTGCACATATCCTTGCTAAAGTAGTTTTTCCGCAGCCACTAGGTCCAGATAACAAATAAACATGAGAACTATTTTCTTTCTTTAAACTATTTTGTAACATTTCAATAATAGCTTCATTTCCTAGCATATCCTCGAATGAATCTGGTCTATATTTTCTATATAAATTCAAATTAACCTCCGTTATTTTAATTCAATTAAATTAAACTCCTCTATTTGACCTTCAAATTCTTCTTCAGAATATTGAAACGCCCATTTCTGTCCAAAAGTTTCAAACATAATATCTCTTGTTTCTTCTTTAGATCCTTCTAAAACAACATATCTATTAACATAAATAGAACCAAAACCAAAAGTAAAAAACCAATAATTTCACCTTCCATTTTTAAAACACTCCTTTTAATATAATTCACATTCTTCTAATGTAGTCCAATCGCCGTCAATTGTTCCTGCTTCTTTCTCTAAAGTTAAAGGAACATTAATCCAATCCCAGTGTTCTTTAATATATTCAGTCCCATGCTTATTTATCAATTTATCAAATTGAATTTCTTCTGCTGGATGAACATCTGCTACAATAGCATCATGAATCTGACCTATAATTTTACTTCTAGCACATAAACCACTTTCTAAATCTCTTTGTAATTTATCTAAAGTGTAAAGTAAACAATGAAAAGCACTACCTTGAATTGGATAATTGCCGACTTTCTTAAAATCCATAGGTGGTTGACATATAAACCCAGTTTTCAATTCTACACATTCTTTTTCTTGATACCTTTTCCAAGTTCTTCTTTTCCAACTTGCATATCCAGGAAAACGTTTATTCCAAAAAATTTCTTCAACTTTTTCTATATGTCTTTGAAATTTATTAAAAGTTATTATTCCTTTATTTCTTAAATGTTCCTTAATTTCAATATTTGCAGAAATAGTTTCCCAAATCGCCGGTGCTATATTATATGCAGTTGATCCATAGAATGCAGGAAACACAAAACCATTTTTACCTATCTGCCTTAAATCTTTTGTTATTTCTGATTTAGCCATTAAAAATATATCAGCAGCTGTATCTCTATGCATATCATTCTTAGGATTCTTAATATAATTTATCATATTCTCATCCTTATGGTAACATGCTGAAATACAAACCTCAATCCCTTTATAATCATATTCAATTAGTTTATTCCCTTTTCTAGGAATTATTAAACTTCTAATTCTTTGCTTTGCTTCCTTATCTCTTTTAGGAATATTTTGAAAATTTGGAGCATCAGAACTTGATCTGAATGAACGTGCAATATGTAAATTAAAAAAAGGTCTAACAATATCATCTACCTGCTCCCTTTTAAATTGTCCTATATAAGTATCTCTCATTTTTAAATATCTACGATAATTAATAATATTTAAAGTAAATTCAGTTCCAATTCTTTGTAATTGTTCTGCATCCACTAATCCGCCTTTTACTGGCTTTTTGTTTCCTAAAATATCATAAAGCATTGTTGTTAGCTGTTTATCCGAATTTGGGTTAAAGCTGTCTTTATATTGCCATAATTTTACTTCTTTAGAATTCATAATTTCTTCATAAACTCTTTCAATCTTTCTGGTTAAAATACGATGTTGTTTCTCTAAATTACTCATATTTAAACGCATACCGTTTCCTTCAATATGACTTAAAGAAACCATACTTTTCATAAAAAAATCAAAACCAATCTTAATTTTATCAGACATTTTCTTTTTTTGATATTGATATAAATGATGACCATAAAAAGCATCCAAAGCATCATAATATAATAAATCACCTAAATCACATCTTTCAATTAAATTTTTAGCATTAGAGCCATACTCTTCTTTTTCAAAAGATTTAGTAATAAATTGATCCACACCACTATCATAAGGTAAAATTCCAAATTTGATAAACATTAAAAATTTTAAACCTGTTTTCTTTTGATTATTTAAACAATGAGCTCCAATCAAAGTATCCCAATACCAACCCTTTACTATAGCATCACATTTGAAATAAGACCAATTATCTTCAAAATCTAATTTATGCGCTATTTTTTTAATATTAGAATTTTCTAAAAAAGTTTTCCATTCTTTTTGAAAAACTGGATGATCAAACATTGGAAAAGCAAAAGAAGTTATTCCATCACTTATTGCTACCGTTTTAATTTCATGAACATCTCTATGTGGTTTTATTCCAGTTGTTTCATAATCAAAACAAATAGGATTTTTTCCATTGGTATATTCTTCAGATTTCAACACACCAATAGCAGATTTCACATTATGAATCGTACAAACATTCTTGGTATCAATTTGCTTAGGTAATTCTTTATCTATTAAAAAAACAGCTTTCCTAATATGTTTAAAAAACAACTTCTCATAAACAATATCTCTTTCTTTCTTATCTCTAATAAACCAAGTTGAATATGTAGGACAAACCCAATACCCTTCTTCATGCATAGGTATTTGTTCTCCTATAAATTCACTCATTTTTATACCAGTCAACCTTCCAGTAATCTTCTGGCCTATTAATGAACGTAAAGCTTTATCGCCTAATGTAATAATTACTTTAGGTTTTATTTCTGCTATAGTTTTATTTAACTTTTTTCTACATTCTTGGATAAATAATGGATTATTTTTTGTCGTATGACACCGAATAGCATATACAAAAGCAAAATCTTCTAAAATATTTCCAGTATTCTTTATAATATTTTTTAAATAGGAACCGGTTGGAGATGATAAAATACCTAATTCATCTTCCCTAGCACTAGGATTTTCTCCAATAAGTAAAACATCACTTTTTATATTGCCATATACTTCCATCTTAGGTGAATTACATTTTTTATATAACTGACATGCTTCACAACCAATCCTTCTTTTTGTACTTATTTCTTTAGTTGCAACAACACCGCCATCACCTAAATCAAAAAACCCTTGATTCATTTATCCCTCTGTAATTGTTGATAATATTTGAATAAAAAATTCATTCTCAAACGTAAGCACATTTTTAGTTTTATCTACTTTAATTTTTTTAATTGCAATATTTGGACATTTATCAATCGCTTCCATAAGAAAAGAAACATCAGCCATTATTGATAAACCAATATCTTTATCAAAAGGTGTAGGTAATTCAATAATTTCAGTAATATCCCCTATATCTTTCTTAGAAAATAATTTTATTTTCTCTTTTTCTAAAGTTAGAGTAACAACTTCAAATCCTCTAATATTATCAGACATTATACTGATTCTATCAATAGCTTCCTTTATATTTGAAGGGAACACAGTTGCTAAATAAGGTTCTTCATTTTGTACTAAATTTTTATATTCCATGAGTTTATCAAAAGGATATTCTTTATCTGCGTTTCTTTTACAAGAAAAAATACTACCATTTTCTCCTTTAAAATGAACCCATGCGTCACTTATAGCAAAATAAAACATTTTCTCTTTTAATTTTAATAACTCAGTAATACCAAGATCATCTATCCAAAATTGAGGTAATTCCCTATTTAAACGAAAAGTATTAATTCTAATACGATCAGTAGACACTAAATAAGCGTCTTTAATAAAAAATCCTCTTAAATTATTAGATGAATTAGCAATCTTACATAATTTTATTCCTTCATAAAAATTATCAGGTAAAGAAATCCATTCTAAAGAAGAAACCTTCAACTGTGAAATATACTTCAATATATCGGTTTCTAACAACTTCAAACGTGCATTGGTGTTTCCTGAAATAATATGCCAATGTTCACCCTCTACATTTATTTCAATTTCTTCAGTTTTTAATTTTTCAATTAGTTTATAAAATTCTTTTGCTTTTACAACACCTTTTAATTCTGTTAAATAAGGAACAGAAACAGAAACAATCTCATTATATGAATGAATTGCATCTTCAGTAAAAATAAAAGAATCGGAGCCTTCCAATAAAACAAAACCCGAATCAACTCCACTCATTAATTTTTGTAATTGTTGTAATAATTCTTGTCTATCTATCTTCATTTTCACCTCGTTTCAAACAAGCATATTTTTCTAAATTATCCTTTTTAACATAAAAAAACGAATCAAAATTATATTTCACTTTTTCAATCACACTTATAGTTTTTTCCTGATTTTCAGGATGTTTGGTCGTTTCTCTATATTTAGTATTGGCTAAAAATAATTTCATAATAAAAAAAACCTCCTATCATTAAATCGAGATTTCCAAAAAACGGAAATATCTAATTTATTCAATTCTTCGTTTAATTTTTGATAATATCTAATATTAACAATATGTCTCATATAATTTCCTTTTTCAAAAAAATCAGATATGGCTATATTAAAATAAGATAAATAAATTTCTAATAATTCTCTTTTATATTCTGTATATGGTCTGAATTTATGTAAATCACCAACAGCTAAAATACTTGGTTGTTCCAACCATAAAAAAGAACCGTTTCTATATTTAGGAATGAGAATTTTACCATAGGAACTATATTTCACCCAAGAAGTAGAATCAACAGAAAACCAAGGATACCTTTTCATTAATGTTAAAGACGTCACTGCCAAACCATGTACTTTTATTTTAGGATCGCCGGAATCATTTAATAAATATTTTGTCCATAAATCATCCAATATAGGTACAACAGTAGAAGTTGGGTTTGGAACAATTCCGCCTAAACAAAGAAAACCATCTCCTTCTTCTATATATTTTTCCAACCATATAGGATCACCTCCTATATGAAAAACAGGTAATGGTTTTAATCCTCTATTTCTTAAATATTTCCACGATTCATAAGAAGCTTTATCATTATTAATTATATCTAAAGAAATATATTCAAATAACATATCTGAATTCTTTTTAACAAAATCAATATACTCCTCTCTAAAATTAAAATAAATATCCGTTTCATAAAAGGAAAAATCTAAAGAATGTCTGTCTTGAAAATAATCACCCATAACATTTCCTTCTTTATTCTTGCGCACATATTTATTATACAAAGAAACTGCGCCGGAATCCAAAAATAATTTATTCATTCAATTCCTCTATTAATCTTTTTTTAGAATTTCTAAAAAATTCACAAAATAAATGATACTGAGAATCTATTAGAGTTTG